GGGTTGCTAGATAAATCTATTAATAGCTGGGTTATAGGAGAAAGGAGACCTGCGCTCGACGAGATAAAGAGATTTATTAATAATAACAATTTAAATCTAGACCCGAACGAGGTTTTTACCTTTTCATCGAAAGAAAAAACAGTGGATTCTTCCTTTTTATCACTCAAGACTGAAGGTAATCAAAATGTAATCCCTAAATTTCTACTAGATAAAACAATATTTAGTTTTGTAACAGAGACTCACATTTATCAAAATATAACTTTAGTATCGGAAAAAACTTTTAAACCTCTTTTACAAAAACATCCTTTCATGGTTTATAGTCATCCTGAACACATGCACTATCTTCAAGAGTGTGGTTACGTCACTTATTCTGAAATGTTCGATGAATCTTATGATTATGAAAATGATGAGAACAAAATAAAAATTTTAATTGATAATTTATTGTCCTTTAAAGATCGTGTAGTTGGCAAGGAACGTATTATCGAAGAGAAGTTGGAATATAATAGACAGCATTTTTTGACTATACCATGCAAGGAAAAAACAAAAAAGAAACTTTTGGATTTTTTTGAATGAAGAAGATAGTATTGGTACAACCAAATTACAGGCAAGGGCCAAAAGAATTAAATGCATACTACCTCCCATATTCAGTAGGGGTACTATGGGCATATGCTATACAGTTTGAAACTATAACAAAAACCTATGAATTGGATAAAATTGTCTGGAAAAGGGATTTGATAGATGGTATAATAGATAGTTTCGATGACATAGATGTGGTAGCTTTCAGTACATATGTCTGGAACAAGAATTATAATTTTGAATTGGCAAGACGAATTAAAGAGCGAAACCCCTCTTGTATTACTATTTTCGGAGGACCAGAAATACAACTACAAAATAAAACGCTCTTTTTACAGAACCCCTTTATGGATTATGTTGTAAAATTGGAGGGGGAATATGTGTTTAAAGATTTGTTGGAAAATTTGGATACCCCAGAACACATTAAAGGCATACTGATAAACAGGAACGGTGCAGTAATTGATACAGGAGAACCTACCCGAATTACGGATTTGAGTAGTTTACCCAGTCCATATCTTTCTGGTGTTTTCGATGGTTTGGTTGAAGATTATCCTGACGTTGAATGGAATGCCACATTGGAAACGAATCGCGGGTGCCCATATTCCTGTACCTTCTGCGATTGGGGCAGTTTAACATATAGTAAAGTTAAGAAGTTTGAATTAGATCGGGTATATGCAGAATTGGAGTGGATGGGTAAAACTGGCTGTGGATTTGTCAGTGTGACTGACGCCAACTTTGGAATTTTCTTGGAGCGCGATAATCTAATTGTAGATAAACTTTTAGAAATACAAGAAGAGTACGGCAATCCATACACATTCAGCGTGACATGGGCGAAGAACCAGAAGAGCGGGGTTATTGATATTGTTAAGAAGCTTACTGATAGTCCAAAGTCTAATCAGGGACTCACAGTAAGTGTTCAGAGTATGGATTTGTCTGTTCTTGAAAACATTAAACGCAAAAATCTTAATCAGCATAAGATAGAAGAGATTTTTGAAATATGTGAAGAACGCAATATACCAACTTACACAGAGGTAATATTGGGGTTACCGGGAGAAACCCTTGAGAGTTGGAAGCAAAATTTTTGGGAGTTGTTTGACGCTGGTGCCCACACCGGGTTAAATATTTTTCAGGCTCAACTACTAGAGAATGCTGAAATGAACTTGGGACAAACAGATGAATTTGAAATGACTTCTCAAGTTGTTTATGATTATATGAGTGGTAGTTATGATGAAGACCCGATAAAAGAAGGGGTAAGAGCAGTAACTTCTACTAACACTATGTCTTTTGATGAGATGTTGGATGCACAAATTTTTAGTTGGTTTTTAAATACATTTCATGTAAATGGGTTGACAAACTATATAAGTAGATTTTTACACAAAAATACAGATATAAATTATGAAAAGTTCTATGGTGGCTTGTATAAGTATTTGCAACATGATAGCTGGTTCAAGGAGCAGGAAGATCAAGTAAGACAGTATTATAGAAAGTGGATGGAATCTGGTTTTATAAATCATCCAAAAATTGCTGGTGTTGAAATACACGGATGGAATTTAATACACCGTACAATTCTACAGATACATGTAGAAAAGAAAGTTGGTATGGTATTTGATTTGATATATAAATATTGTGAAAATATTTTTGATGGCGCAGAATTGTTAAATGATATATACAAATTTCAATCTACATATTTTATAGAGTGTGATGATAAGGTAAATTACCCAAAGACTATTGATTTTAACTACGATTTTTTGTCTGGTGAATTTAAATTACCTGCGACTTATGTTTTCGATTTTCCAGAAGATAAAAACATGACAGACCAAACCTTTTTAGAGAATATATATTTTAGAAGGCGAAAAAATTTTGGTAAGGCTGAAATAAAGAAATTGTAAATGGAATTTTTTATTGAATATGAAACATATGAAGGGAATTCAGATTCCTTGTGTTATTCTTTGTTTGAAAATGAGGTTGTTGATGCGTGGTTGGAATGTATCCAAATCGGTAGACCAGAATTGAATTTTGGTTTTTATGGATTGTCTAGACTTGACATAGCAGAAGTATCTTTAAAATTGGCTGCTGCCTATGAGAAAATATCTGAAAAATTATTAGAAAAAGATCAAAACATCGATGTAAGTAAAATACTAATTGATGGTGCTGTCGATCAACACTTGTTAAATAGACTTCATGCAATTTTTCATCATTACAAAGATAGGGATTTGCAATATGGTTTAACCGGTAACACTTATCAAGAAATTCTACAACAATTGAATGGTTTGGTTCATTTACTAGAATCACAACCACACAAGAACTCCTACCAGTTTATAATTAACCCGGTTAGAAACTATCGTGGAGTGGAAATTCCTGATCATTGGTATAAAAAATACTTTTCAGGGCCCGAACAACACGGAGATTTGGTTTTGGGGTACGGTACTGTCGGCAAGGAATTGTTGGAAATATATAAAACAAAAGATGTAAAAAATTTAAATCTTATTAGCCCACAAAAATATGTGTATGGGGAATTTAGACAAATTTTTAATGGAGAGATTAATTACATAAGTACAGAACAGCTTAGACTGTGGTGTGCAGAGAGTGGAAAATCTTCATTACATGAAAGAGAACTCTATACCTTTAGACCAAAGTTAGGAAAAATAAAAACAGATTTGAGCTTTAAACAATTGAGGCAAAAGTGCTTGACGTTTAAAAAAGTATTAGGAGTTGAGGTAGACTGATGTAAGTGACTATGGTGTGTCATTGGTGATGTTATGAAAATAGGTTTTATTGGAATCGGAAAACTTGGATTGTCTTGTGCTGAAAAGATTGCGGAATGTGGGTATTCCGTAGAGGGTTATGATATAACCCAAAAAAATACCAAAAATGTAAGTCAGGTTAGTACCATTGAGGAAGTAGTAGCAGACAAAGAAATCGTATTTGTGGCTGTCCCGACACCACATGACTCGAATTATGATGGTCGAAACCCCACATCACATCTGCCGCCCAAAGATTTTTATTATGATGTTGTTAAATCTGTTTTGGCTGAAGCAAACGACCATATGAATGAGAATCAAGTTCTTGTTTTGATCAGCACTGTTATTCCGGGCACCATAAGAAGTGAGATTATCCCTTTAATTACTAATACTCAGTTTACATATAATCCTTATCTTATCGCCATGGGTAGTGTGTCTTGGGATATGGTAAACCCAGAAATGGTGATAATTGGAACTGAGACTGGTTCTAATGATGATGCTGCAAAGAAACTGGTAAATTTTTATAAGACCATAATGCAAAATGACCCAAGGTATGTACTGGGGACATGGGATGAAGCGGAAGCAATCAAAATTTTTTACAACACATTCATCAGTACCAAGATTTCTCTTGTTAACATGATACAGGATGTAGCAGAAATTCAGGGAAATATTGATGTTGATGTGGTCACAGAAGCATTAGCACAAAGCGATATGCGTATCATGGGACCACAATATATGAAAGCTGGTATGGGTGATGGTGGTGGCTGTCACCCCAGAGATAATATTGCCCTAAGACACATGGCCCAGAAATTAGGTCTTGGGTATGACTTGTTTGCTAGTATAATGGGTGCCAGAGAGATGCAGGCAAAAAATCTTGCAAAATTATTGGTTGAGCTTGCAGATACCCACAATAAGAATATATATATTCATGGAAAGTCCTACAAACCTGATGTAGATTTTTTGGATGGAAGTTACAGCATCCTTGTTGCATATTATTGTGAAGAGATTGGGTTTGATGTGACATACGTAGACCCCTTGACTGGGGATGATAATCAACCTGAAGAGCCATGTGTAATTCTTTTAGCCCACAGCCCAGCTACAACTTACAGATATACAACTAAGGAAACCGAAAAGGCAGATCAACTGTATTGCAAAATTCCTGATGGTAGTATAGTGGTTGACCCGTGGAGAAAATATGTTAATGAAAACTGCAAGGTAATACATTACGGCAACACCAGATATAACAGGGGGGGTTGAGATTTTGTATATTAATGTATCTATATGTGATGATGAAAAAGAACATACTTTTAGAATCGACCTGTTGTCTAACAAATATGTTGATCATTTATTTGAAAAACATGAAATATCTGGTAACTGGTCTTGGCAGAGAGTTGCTGTTCCGTCTGAATTGGATTATGATGCGGATAGAATAAAAGAATTGTGGGATGGGTGCCTTTCTTGTTACTATAAATTTTTAGACTTGATAGGAGCAAAAGATTTGGCAGCCCCCCCAGAAACTTTTGATTTTACCAATAAACATACGAATACTTTCCATCGAATTTTTACAACATACAACATTTCCTGTACATACTATGGGGTTGAGTATGAATTTAAACAAGAAGCGTTGGATGAAGTGGAAGAACTTAATGTTCTTATTCATGAACTTGAAAAATATATTCCAAATAAAACAATCGATGATTTCAAGAAAGATTTTGGAAAGGTGGCGTGGATAGATATTCAGGGAGACAATCACGAGAAAGAAACTAGATTCAATTTTTATGAATCCGACAGAGAGTTTGTAAATAATTTTTCTGAGTATTGTAATGTTTTTTGCATCAAACATATATTGGGGAAAGACCATTTGATCGGTTATTTAAATGAAGATGAAAGTCATCATTGGGATATAACAAATTTTCATTTGGGTTATTGTGGGTTTTGTTTGGATTTCCGGGGCGATTTACAACGGGTGTGGAAATACCCACCGTTGAAAGATTGGGCTGGAGAGGTTTCTTTATCATATTATCCGGTGGGTAGAATATCCGAAGAAGATATGGATGTAATTAGAGGACTTTCTAGTAATGTGAAAGTTGTAGGGGTTGAATATATAAATGGCTGAACAATTCACGGACAATACGAAAAATGAAGATCGTATTAAGATTTTAGAGATAAAACGTGATCAAATCAATGAGGTAAGTCCTTCTTTTTGTACTGCCAAATGGTTACAAACGACTCTTTATTTACAGACTGGATTTAATCATTCTTGTCACCACCCATCACCACACAAAATACCAGTGAAAGAAGTTCTAGAAAATCCTGCTGCACTTCATAACAGCAAATTTAAAAAAGAACAGCGTGAAAAGATGTTGGCGGGAGAACGACCAAAAGAATGTGATTATTGCTGGAATATAGAAGATTTAGATAATAAGTATTTCTCTGATAGGCATTATAAAACGTCCGACTATTGGGCTTGGGATAGGTTCGACGAGATAACAAATTCAAATCCAGAAGATGATATTTTTCCTTCTTATCTGGAAGTTTCCTTCTCAAATGCTTGTAACTTTGCATGTTCTTATTGTTCCCCAGATATAAGTTCGAAGTGGATGAAGGACATTAAAAGTAATGGCCCATATCCCGTCAAGTTTGGTAGCCACCACCTTTCTTATTTGCGAGAGAGAGAACAGTTCCCATACTCACACGATGAATATAATCCATACGTCGAAGCCTTTGACAAATGGTTCCCAGAAGCGTATCCCCATCTAAAAGTTTTTCGTATTACTGGTGGTGAACCAACCATGTCAAAAGATTTCTGGAAAACCTTGGATTTTATACTTGAGAATCCAAGACCCGATCTTGAGATTTCAATTAATACTAATCTGGGCACACCAAAAGAATTGATTGATCGTTTAATTGTTTATGCTAAGAAATTAGATGAGACTTGTAAGGAATGTTTAATATTTACTAGCTGCGAAGCCTACAAAGAGCAAGCAGAGTATATTAGAGACGGTATGAATTATGACTATTGGTATTCTAATATTGTAAGGTTCCTAGAAGAGACCGATTGTAAAGTTTGTACTATGACAACGATTAATGTGTTGAGCTTACCATCATTTTCTAGGTGGCTTGATGATATGATGCAGCTACGAATTAAATATGATAAAGACAAATATGCACACCGAACCCCGATAAGTTTTAATTATTTGAGGTTCCCACCACACTTACAGGTGACCATTCTACCAAGAAAATATAGAGAGCGGTTTGCTAGGGAATTATCGGCTACAGCATTACAGTGGCATAAGAGAAATACTAGAATTGCCCATGCGAAGATATATCTAGAAGAACAAGATCAGATTGCTAGGTTCTGTGAATATTTGTTGAAAGATACTACTTCTGGTCCAAAGTACCGGGAAAATTTTATGCAGTTCATACAGCATTATGATTATAGAAGAAATAAAAACTTTACTGAAACTTTCCCGCAATATAAAAAGCTTTATGGAGAATGGCAAGAAGAATATGCAGAATCTCTATCAGCCGATAAGAGAAATCTTGAGTTAGGTAACCACGTTGAGTGATCATTTAATAGAATATAGAAAACGAGTCCTTGATGCGAAGTCCCCGTCTTTCTGTGGTGCGAAATGGTATAATGCTACTACTTGGTTAGGTAGTGGAACTACTGCATCGTGCCACCACCCGACTGCTCATAAAATACCTCTTGTGGAGCTAGAGGCTGATCATACTGCAATACACAACACGAAGCATAAGAAAGCAGTTAGAAAGATGATGCAAGAAGGCGAAAGGCCAAAGGAGTGTGAATATTGTTGGCGCATTGAGGATATGGGTAAGGATTCTGTTTCGGATAGAGTTTTCAAATCAGAAATCTACAGCGAAGAAGACCTTCAGAAAGCTTATGAAATGGATTGGAAAGATAGTGTTGATTTAAAGACTTTTGAAATTGCTTTTGATCGAACATGTAACCTAGCATGTTCTTATTGCAACCCCTCCTTTTCTTCTACGTGGGCTAGGGACATTAAAAAACTGGGTCCATACCAGAATCTTTTATCTGATGGAGCGGGTGCGTTTGAACAAGATGGTTCTTGGACTGAGCCTTATGGTAGAGACGAAGAGAACCCGTATATCACAGCATTTTGGAAGTGGTGGGATGATGGGTTGTCAGATAGTCTAGAAGAATTACGTATTACTGGTGGTGAACCCCTAATGTCTGGTAACACTTGGAAGTTATTTGATTGGTTTGAACAACAAGATTCTGACATGAGGTTTGCAATCAATACAAATTTCATGGCAAAGGACGAAATTGTTGATCGTTTGATTGAAAAATCTCACCACATAAAACATTTTGAGCTTTATACTAGTGCTGAGTGTTATGGCACCCAGCAAGAATTTTTACGTGATGGGTTTGAATGGGATACATGGTCGAAAAATATGGACCGATTTGCAGAAGAGGGTAATTATCATAGCATAAATATCATGATGACGATCACTGCTTTGAGTGTGTTTTCTATTACAGAATTCTTAGACGAAGTTACAGATATGAAGCAGAGAAGTCGTGCTGGCAAACATCCTGTAATAAGCGTCAATATTTTGAGGTTCCCTAGCTTCCAAAGCGTTGTGACATTACCAGAACATATAAGAGCATTTTGTAGAAACGAGTTGTTTCTTTGGATTGAAGAGAATAAAAATTTGCCCTGTTGGTTAGATTTTGAAATCGCCAGCCTGCAAAGACTGGTCGATTATCTGTATTCATACGACTCTCCATTTGAGAAGGCTAGTGAGTTGGAGGTTCGACAACAAGACTTAAAATCTTTCTTTGATCAATACTGTGATCGTAGAGGTAAGGACATAAACGTATTTCCAACAATTTTTACCGAATGGTATAATTCTTTGGAAAGTGGGTATAAGAAAGCAGCTTTGAAGTCTGGAGATAATACTAGATTTTTGGATGATAATAGATTAATAGAACTGAGGGACATATTATGACAAAGACTGTTGTAATGACTTTACAAAATCCTCTTGATGAGAGTGATTTGTTGGAGATTGAATATGAAGTATTGGACACCACTATAGGTAACCAATGGTTTGATCATTGCATCATGAATCTGAACAAACGACAAAGAGTTGAGAAAAATTTTTGTTGGTTGGGTTGGCCTGATCAAAACAGGACAGTTGAGTTTCTTGCAGAGCGACTAGAGCGTTGCGTTGATACTATAAATGAATTTGCGGATACTAATAATCCACATTGGAATGGATACCGTATAGAAAAGAGTTGGGAAGATATTACCAGTGATGATGCCTTAAATCAACTTCATCACCATTTTGAAATTTTGATGGGACAGGTTTGGGATGTTGCAATCTATATGCGTTCTGCTGACCCAAAAACCTCCTATGCTATTCGGCAATTGAATAATTTAGTTCACGAACTACAAGCTAGGAAATATGCCAACAAATCTGGTATGACTGTTGTGAGTTATTTGGACCCGATTAGAGAAGAGTTTGACGAACAGCATTATGACAGCTTTTCTATAAACAGAAATTTTGGTGATATCTTCTTACATTACGCACAAACTGGAAAAACACCAATAGAAGCATTTGAGGACAATGATGATTATGTGTTTAATAATAACATAAATGCATTGCGATACATGTCTGGTGAATTTAATATTTGGTGGAATGCTTCAACCTCTGAATCTGATGTAAATTCAACTAAAGAGAAACTTGGAGCATGGTTAAACGCCAGAGAAGTTATCATGCAAGAGCAAGATGATTTTTGTTATTATGTTGACCCTGATGGTAATAAACAGGGTATCGGGTGGCTGACAGTAGCAAAGATAAAAAACCCTTTCGAAACAGAAGACGAATTGGTTGAAGAGGTTAATAAGCGTCTTAATATATATAAGCTTGCCTGTTATATTGATGGTGAATTTGTTACTGAAATGCAGTGGGATTATAAGTGGTCTGATGAAGACTATATTGAAAATGAAGTAGAGTATTTGACTCCACTATTTCCATGCTCACAACCTAACGCTTTGGATTGAAATGCCACATACATACGATTTAATAAAGGTTAAAGATATAACGGAACAATTGAATGAAGTTGGTCCCGGTTTTTGTATGGCTAAGTGGTACCACATTAGCATGCATCTACATACGGGACAAAATCACAGTTGTTACCACCCAGCCCCACATAAAATTCCATTGAAAGAAGCACAGGAGAACCCTAATGTACTCCACAATACCCCATATAAGAAACAGGTTCGAAAAGAAATGTTGTCTGGTGGTAGACCCTCAGAATGTTCTTATTGTTGGGATGTAGAAGACTTGCCCGGAGACCATATTTCTGATAGAATGTTAAGGTCTTCTGAAGAATGGTCTATACCTAAAATTGAAGAAACTTCAAAGATGACCGGGGATGAAGATGTTTATCCTGCATATCTAGAACTGAATTTTAGTAATCGCTGCCAATTTAAGTGTAGTTACTGCGCTCCTATGGCTAGTTCTACTTGGGTTAATGAAACGGATAAGTATGGTGATTGGCCTTTGGAAAACCCGATCAATGTTAGGCAGTACCAAAACATATCATTCCAAAATGAGGGGACTAAACATGGAGAAGAAGATTCGAACCCATATATTAAAGTCTTTTGGGATTGGTTTCCAGAAGCATATCCTCATGTACAGACACTTAGATTCACTGGTGGCGAGCCTTTATTAAGCCCCAATGTTTTCAAGGTTCTTGATTATGTTTCAGAACACCCAAACCCAGAACTTAAATTTGCTGTAAACAGTAACATGTCAGTTCCTCAGAGAAACATAGAGCGGTTCATTAATGTCACTAATGATTTGGTGCAAAATAATAAAATCAAGGGGTATGGGGTATTCACCAGTGTAGATACGTGGGGGGCACAAGCTGAATGGATACGTAATGGATTGAACATAGAGAAATACGAAAACAATCTTCATTACTACATGCAAAACTCCGCAACCCCATATATGAGTTTTATGGTCACGTTCTGTTTGCTGGCAATTCCTAGGTTCACGGAATTTTTGGATAAAGTATTGGAATTGAGGAAGCAGTATAACGTTTGTAATGATCAGCGCCAAAGAATAAACTTTGATACTCCATACACAGTAGAACCACCACATTTAACCGCTAGAATTGCAGATGATTGGTTTGTGGAAAGATTAGATCACAACTGTCAATACATTTTAGACAGGGTTGATGACAATGATGTGAATGCGTTTTCCATGGTAGAATATGAAAAGCTTCATCGGGTTTTGGAGTGGGTGAAGAGAAGTAGATTTGAGGGCGATGAATTGGCAATGAACCGTAGAGACTTTGCTAAATTTGTCGATGAACATGACAGGAGACGGGGCACAGACTTTCATGCTGCATTCCCTGAACTTAGAGAATTTTATGAGATGTGTAGAAAATCATGAAAGATGAAAAAAATGAAATTATGTGCAAAACATTCACCGATGATGTTCAGGAGTCATTTTGTGTACTTCCCTTTGTCCACACAAACCTGAACACTGAGGGAGATGTTTACCCCTGTTGTATTTCTTGGGACGCAGAGCGTTCAAATAAAATTGGTCTTTTAAAAGATAATACTTTAGAAGAATTATTCAACGATGATAAGCTACAACAACTTCGTCGCGACTTGATATCAGGAACGCGCCGCCCCGATGTTTGTGTTCGCTGTTACACTTCTGAAGACAATGGTTTTCCTGCTGGTAGACATGGCAACAATCGTGATCTGCAGCACATGATTCCTCAAATATTAGAGGACTATTCTGAAACCGGATATATGCCACCGAAAATAAAAAGCTGGGATATTCGTTATAGTAATTTATGTAATTTGAAATGTAGAAGTTGTGGTGGAATATACAGCACTACATGGTCAAAAGAAGATTCTGAGTTTTATCATGGGATGGAATACCGCGAGATAAAATCATATGAAGGAAAAGACCCTCTTGAGAACCAATATGAACACGTAGAAAAAATATATTTTGCTGGTGGTGAGCCACTTATAATGCCAGAACATTTTTCAACCCTGAAGAAGTTGATTGAAATCGATAGAGCCAAGTACGTTAGATTAGTTTATAATACTAACATGACAAAACTCAATTATGATAGGAACTACTTACCAGATTTGTGGAAAGAATTTAAAGCAGTTTCATTGGGGTTGAGTATAGATAATTTTGGGGATAGAGCAAACTACATACGTCATGGAAATATAAAATGGAACAAAATAGAAGATAATATTAAGAAAATGTATGAATATACAACGACTCCCGGTTCTAATATGGATTACTTTTTTTCACCAACTGTGAGTTTATTGAATGTGTATACTTTAACAGATTTGCATCGCTATTTATTTGAAAATGGTATGATGGTCCACCCAGACCAAATACTTCTCAACATTTTGTATCACCCACAGGAACTTTCTATCACCATACTCCCTGACCACATAAAGGAAGAAATATCTGGCAAAATTATTGCACATATAGCGTGGTTGAATTCCTTGGACGGTACTTATGGCAATGCCAAAGGGCAATTTGAAAGTCTATTGTCCTATATACATGAGACAATACCGAATGTGGAAGAACATGTTGAACGTTTTGTGAAAAGAACCCAAGAGATTGACCACAGAAGAAATGAATGCTTCCCAGATACCTTTCCAGAATATGCAGAATGGTGGCAAACTATTACTAAGGACAAAATTTTCGCGGTAAACATATGAAAGAACTGCCCAAAACTATATGTGCTCACCCGTGGCAACATTTACATAGTTGGCCTGATGGGAAGGCTATGTTGTGCTGTGTTGCCCATGGGGGAGATAAACACGGTGCTGTTGGTGATTTTTCGGTTAATTCATACGAAGAAATTATGAACAGTGATAAAATGAATCAAATCCGAAAAGATTTCTTGAATGGTGAGAAACCCGTTGAGTGTAGTGCTTGTTGGAAAGCTGAAGAGTTGGGTAAAAGCAGTTTTAGGTTAGATATTGGTCTCAGCGATGAAGTAAGAGATTTGATGGAAAGAACCTCCGATAATGGAGAGCTTCCAGAAACAAAGATGTATTACATGGATTACCGATTCAGCAATCTGTGTAACCTTGGTTGTCAAACTTGTGGTAGTCCACTTAGCAGCACAATAGCAAATAAGAGGGAGAATAACGAGAGTGAAAATTCTATACTGAGAGACCGAGGGGTTTTATCTGAGAGGGGTACTGTTACATCATTTGTTTATGCCAGACCAGATTTCATGGAAGTTGATGTTTATCCATATTTGGATGATTGTCGGAGTTTTTATTTTGCTGGTGGTGAACCGTTAATGCACCAAGAACATCTGGATATACTTAACTACCTAAACGACAATAAATTATACAATAAGCACATAATGTATAGTACAAACCTGTCAATTTTATCATGGAAGGGTAACGACTTTATTGATATTTGGAAAAACTTTAGCAACTTGATGTTTTGGTGTAGTGTAGATGCACATGGCCCCGCATTAGAATATGTTAGGGAATATTCCAACCACGACACGATCTTTAAAAATTTGCAAAAGTTGTTAGATGCAAAAAAAGATCATCCCCAAATGAAGATAAATATTTGCTGTACCCACAGTGTATATAATGCATATTGTTTTCCAGAATTTATAGACTTTTTGTATGAGCAGGGATTTCTACAACTGCTGGATGATATTGAAATAAACTATGCTTTTGGAGATTTGAATTCTCCAGCAATACTTCCTAACTTCGCAAAAAAGGAACTAAAAGAGAAGAGGGCCCTTTGTAGGAACAATGAATCAATTCAATATGCAATGCAAAAATTTGATAAGTTTGAATATTACTATGACACAGTAGATTCTGTTATAGACGAACCCAGTCAAAAAAGAGTCTGGGATGATCTGGTCTCAAAAAAATTGATAAAAGATATGAAAAAGCTTGAAAACAGCCTGCCTTGGTTGCACAGTGTTGTTGAGAGGTATAGAATTGTATGACACATTGCATTAACGTATATAAAGGACTTAGATATACCAATAGTGGGGATGTTCAGTTTTGTTGTAAGAGTGATATGTTTCTAGATGATAAGGATGGGAACAAGGCACAAATTTATACTCACACCCTAGAAGAAGCCCAAAATGGAAATCTTGCTGTCGAAATTAGAGAAGATTTGGAGCGGGGGGTAAAACATAAGAATTGCCAGAAATGTTGGGATGAAGAAGAAGCTGGCATTTCTAGTAAAAGAATTTTGGACAACCAAAGAGCTATTCGATATTGGGGAGAAAGGTATTTAAATGATAAAGTGGTATCCCCAGAAATAGTTGAGTTTAATTTTGGAACTATTTGCAACCTCAAATGTAGAATATGTGGTCCGTGGTCGAGCAGTAGATGGAATTCTGAATTTTATGAGTTGCTTGCCGGGGAGGATTATCCAAAAGAACATCACGACAACCAAGTTTCTTTGTGGCAAGGTAATTGGGAAGATGATAGTCCTGCGTGGGACAATATTTCTAAAAGCATCGGCAACCTAAGACACATTGATTTCTATGGTGGCGAGCCTTTTTTGGTAGACCGCAATTGGGAAATATTGAAGCAGAATGTTGAAAATGGTAATTCCTCAAACCAATATATCCATTTCAATACGAATGGAACTCGTTATGAGGAAGAGCATATAGAAATTTTAAAGAGTTATCGTAGAATAAATATAAGTTTATCTATTGACGATATGGGGGAGCGATTTAATTATCAGAGGCATCCGGCTAACTGGGATATAGTAAATGAAAACTTAAAGAAATTTAAAGAGCTTGAAGAAGAATTCCCCCAGTTTGAAGTTATGGTCTGTGTGACTGTTAATAATTTAAATTTGTGGTATATACCGGAATTGGTGAATTATTTTGATAGTATGGGAATACCCTATTATATAAACTATTTACACTACCCCTCCCACTATAACATATCAAATTTAAAACAAGATGTTAAGCCTTTGGTGGCGCAAAAATATGATGAAGCCATGATGGAGATGCAATGTAATTATAGTAAAGATAATTTGAAAGCAATAATAAATTATATGAATGTTAATATAGGCACCGCTGAACGGTGGAATGAATTTTTAAATAAAACTGAATTCAGTGATAAATATAGAAAACAAAATTTTAAAAGTGTTTTTCCTGAGTGGGCCGATGTGTTGGGGATTGTGTAATTGAATATAGTTATAGTTGGTGCTGGGAATGACCCGCAAAGATTTGGGGGATATTTCAAACAAGTTGCAGAAGAAGCGGAACATACTGTTTATACGTTTTCTTATAGACTTGAAACTACCGCTCTTGAGGACGTTCCAGTTATTTTTGAGTTGGATGTTTTAGATCGTATACCAGAGGGAGAAACAATAGACTTGTTTCTATACAATTCCATTGGTGGGTTTTATCCGGGTCAACCAAAACATTATTCTTCATTGCACGATGTTAATATGTACGAGTGGCAGAAATCTATTCTCATAAACGCAGCAATTCCACACAAACTTTCTACAATGGCTTTAAGAAAAATGGATGAAAACAGTTCTATTGTGTTTATGACTTCTTCTGCCTCTTATTTGATAAACAGAGACAATTATTTGGAAATGGCTGGTTACTTTGGCACTAAAGGTGCTATGAATCAACTTATGCGAGCCATGGCAGAATATAATGATAAGGGGACTACAGTATATACCATGGCACCGCACATACCATACGAAAATCCAGAACAGGCACGACTCATATTGAAAAAATTGACCGATTACATTTTATCTATGAATAAAGAAAGTAATGGAAAAATACTACAGTGTTATCCACCAGATGGTAGAATCTGGCCCCACGAGGGAGGACAACATCCATGAAAGACGAAAAAGATGTAGGAGAAAATGAAAAAGATCAGAAAGAAGTTGAAGAAAAAAAATCTGATGAAACATTGAAAGATAAAATTGATAAGTTGAAAAAAGAAGACCCGTTTATATATGACTAATTTAAAGATAACAAAACCATTCGAGGGGTGGAAATACCACGGTGATGTTAATAAGGTTCCTTGTTGGTTCTTTGAGGGTGTTGATGTACCTGACATAGATTTCGATTCGTTAAAATGGAAGTCAAAACAGGGAGATTTTCTACAGGGGTCCGAAACCTTTGCATTGAGGTATGAGGTCGAGGATATGTCAGACGCTTTGCAGAGAACATTAAGAGATTTGACTGTTTCTGTTATAAGCGAGATTCGTGAAAATCATTCTGAAAACATGGGAATAGATATTTTGTATCCAATTTTTCCATGGAATCTCACTGCTAAGGTTGCTCTAAAAAAAGACATGAAAAGATTTCATATGGGAAAACATCTGGATAATAGAAATTCTAGATTTACTTTCATTATGAATTTAACTGACAATCTTGATGGCACTACTTTTCACACTGAAAATTTTGCAGAGCCATATAATGAATATGACCCTGTGTTTGGTCCCACCAAAAAAGGCAGTGGTGTTTTCTATTTCAACCATCACACATTAATACATGATATTGGACCAATAAAGTCAGAGGAACGATACATACTTTTTCATCAACAATATATGAATTAAAATGATAGCTTGGGGAGTTAGTGCCGGATTTCATGATGCTGCTTTGTCCGTGGTGGACAGCAGGCAGATTCTTTTTGCCTCGCATTCGGAGCGTTACAGTAGAGAGAAAAACGATAAGAACCTACACTCGGACCTGATACAAGACGCATTACAGTTCGGTTATCCCGAAATTATATTCTGGTATGAAAACCCTCTTTTAAAAGCCACCAGAAGAATCTATGCTGGACAAAGTAACTGGTACACAAATCCAAAGAAGTATTTTACTGAGGCTGGCTTTGACCCCTGTTGTCATATAGAATGGGGAAACCACCATGAGAGTCATATGGCTGCTGGTCACTACACAAGCCCGTTTGGTTCTTCCGCGACTCTAGTGATTGATGCTATTGGGGAGTGGACCACAACATCCATCTGGAAAAACAATAAGAAGATTTGGAGTGCAAACTATCCACGTTCATTGGGACTGCTTTATTCTGCCTTCACAGATAGAGTTGGACTAAAGCCCAATGAGGATGAATATATCTTGATGGGTATGGCAGCATACGGTGAGCCTAATTATCAGGACGAGATTTATGAGTTGTCCAGAACAAGAAACTTCCACCGGGGAGCGAGAGACTTCCGACCAAATCTTACCTCAGAACAAGACCTGTTTGATATTGCATGCAGCGTACAGAAAGTATATGAATCATACTTTCATGCTTTGTTGTATAAGGCTAGAGATTTGACGGGAGAAAAGAATCTTGTGTTCATGGGTGGTTGTGCTTTGAATTGTTTAGCTAACAGGATGATTCCAAGGTATTTTAAAAAATATTGGATTATGCCCAGCCCCGGTGATGCAGGTTCTTCTCTTGGAGCGGTTCTTGCAAAGACCCGAAGATATGTTAAATTTAAATCCCCTTACCTTGGGTACAATATTGAAGGCAAGTACCCAGTCAATGCTGCACTTAAAGAGTTGATGGAAACTGGTATGGTGGGCGTGGCGAATGGTCGCGCTGAGTTTGGTCCTAGGGCATTAGGTAACAGGAGCTTACTTGCAGACCCTCGTGGTCAAGAAATGAAGGACAAGGTGAATGCAATCAAGCAGAGGCAAGAGTTTCGTCCCTTTGCCCCAGTGATACCTCAAGAAAAGGTTTCTGAGTATTTTGATGTACCCGAAGATTTTGAATCCCCCTATATGCAGGAGGTTGTTCGCTGTAAATACCCAGACGAATTCCCAGCCATTGTACATAAAGACGGTACCAGCCGTGTACAAACTGTAACCAAAAAGCAAAATTCTGGGTTATATAGATTGCTTACTAAGTGGGAACAGGAGACTGGTTGCCCCATGCTTCTGAATACTAGTCTAAATATTAAGGGACAACCAATTGTCAACAATGAAAAGCATGCGCGTGACTTTGAGCATAAATATAACGTGAGAGTTTTTACACAAGAGACCTAAATTATAAATAATCGTATCATGGGTGATATACTTTTATTCAAACAAAAACCCAAGGAAAAAGAGCCGCTGCTCTTGGGTTACAAAATATCTTTCTATACTGAGGTAGAGATTGAGATAGCTTTGCTGGCTCTCAATATGTATGGATTTGATAAGATCAGATACACCGTAGAAACAATGAAACAGTTAGACCCATTGTACATACGGGACTGCCTGCTAAAACTCAAAATGAGTGATTTGATTTCGCGCAAAGGAAAACGTGCGATTAATGTTATTATCGATAATATGGAGGAAATACGTGATGCCAACCAAATTTAAACCTAGCGTGGTTAACACCGCAAAAACTTCTAATGGGACTACCTCTCGTAAGACTCAACATTACTACATGAGTGGTATATCCACAAAAGAACTTCTAGAGACGTACCAGAAAAGTAATACTACTCCCAAGTACAAAGACAAGATTCGAAAGGAACTTGTAAAGCGCGGAGTTGAAGTCTAATGCCACTGTATACTTTTCAAGATACTGAAACTGGAGAAGTTGACGATGTTATAATGAAGTATGAGGACAAGAAAGCCTTTCTTGCAGACAATCCTCACATAACAGAAGTCATGGGAGCACCGGCATTCGTTAAGGGTGTCGGAGATAGGACAAAGGCCCCTGAAGGGTTTAAGGAGCTTTTGTCTAAAATATCTCAAGCAAATCCTAACAGCAAGCTTGCTCAAGACTATGGTCCTAAAGATCATAAATCGGTTAAGATTAGAGAGCTTGTACAAAAACACGCAGCTAAAGCTACAGGAGAAACATAATGGATTTAATACTTGCCGTATTGGTAATCAGTGCGGTTGTTGGTTATATTTGGAAACGGAAACAAGAAGGACCGAAGCCAAACACAACCACCCCACCCAATGATACGACTGCACCAGATGATGCAGAAAATTCAGACGCTGGCTAAAGGAGGACATTTACCCTATATCATGTCAACCCACTAATTTAACAAACCCACATTAGGAAGCACTATGCCTAAAAAGAGTTTACACCTAGTACAGACTGAACAAGAAAAACCAATATCCAATAGTCTAAAGATGAAGTTGGATGATATGATAACCGTACAAGCCAAGACCGAAGCACAGGGCCAGTTTATGTCTCAGTATAGACACAAACCGGCCTTTTTGCTTCATGGGTGTGCGGGAACTGGAAAGACTTTTATCGCGCTTTACCGAGCACTAGAAGAGGTTCTAGAAAAGACAAGCACATACGATAAGGTCATTGTAGTTCGTTCAGCAGTACCTTCAAGAGAAGTTGGTCATCTACCGGGTGACATTGATGATAAAACGGAAATCTACAGCTTGCCATATCAGGCAATGTGTGAAGAATTTTTTCCAAAGAAACAACAGCCCTATAAGCGCCTAGTCGAACAAAAACATCTGGTGTTTATGAGTACTTCTTATGTTAGAGGTATCACTTGGGACCATGCTATTGTAATAGTAGATGAGTGCCAAAATATGAACGACATGGAGTTCAATTCAATCATGACTCGTGTCGGGGTAAATACTAAAATCATATTCTGTGGAGATTTCCGCCAGACTGATCTTGCAAGAAAGTACGACACATCGGGACTTAAGAAATTCATCTACACTGCAGAGGAAATGAAATCCTTTTGTACAGTTGAATTTGGCACCGAAGATATAGTAAGATCAGAATTGGTGCGGGAATACATAGAAGCCAGAATGCGAGTAGAGGACTCGTATGTAGAAAATCCCATGTAAAAAGACTTGACAACCCCCAATTTAATTGGTATTATATACACATCAATTACTTAAAGAGGACTTTATTATGACTAATCCCACGAATGTTGTGGAAAGCTTCAACGAGGCTGTTACCCGAGACGAGAACTTTGTCGATGGGAAAATACACTGGAATTTCGTAGAAGCTGATGTTTACATGGACTCATCTGAGTTTGGTTTTGCCATTCCAGATGATTTTGATGTGCTTTTTGATACTTTGGCTTCTGAGTTCGAACAGGCCCAGCATGCCGCTTAGTATTGATTGGAAGGGTAAGATTGGATATGGGGATATTGTATCCCCTATCTGCTATGCCATGAACGAAGCAGAAAGGCGGGATGATTCCGTCTTTCTGAACTTCCATTTCTCACACGAAGATGGGACAAAGTTTAAAGACCGGGATGCTGAGACAATCAATGACCGGGTGGATTTTATCTGGGACCATACAAAGAAGCCCAGACAAAAGGTTAGAATGATGCAGATGATGCAATCTAGAATTGCACACGACCACACCAATTATACTCCCACAAACGAAACCTTACCATATCACAACTTAAGATTCTCAAACACGTATGCGTGGACTGGTACAGAAGACCACGTTGCAGTAGTTCCCAGTACCCTGAATAAAAAACAGTTTCGGGACTATGCACCTAAAAAGGCATGGAAAGACCCTCTCGTTGGAGAATGGGATGAGTACATTTCTGGTATAAGTAATAAGGTTGAACAGGTTCACTATGAAACCCCTATTGAGGAAGCCTGTGAGATTCTTTCAACCGCAAAATTGGTAATAGGGTATCATGGTAGTGCCATGTGGCTTGCTCGTTGGATAGGAGCCCCGATGGTCATCTATTCACACCGTGACATATCCCAGAAGGTTTTTCCTTGGTGTGTTCCCAATCCAGACCCATTGAGAGTTCTCTTTGCTTTGGATGGAAGTATGCACAAGAAAAACAAAGTACTTAGAGATTTGGAGGCTTACCTGAATAATGATTTACATTGGTTATGACCCACGGGAGCAGCAGGCATATAACATCTGCGCGTTCTCTATAAGGAGACGATCAAAAATTCCAGTAAAGCGGTTGTTCACTGAAGACATGGATATGTATACCCGTGACACCGGAGAACCACAATCTACGGATTTCACCTTCTCTAGATTTTTTGTGCCTATGCTGTCTGGGCATGAGGGCTATTCTATTTTTGTGGACTGTGATTTTTTATTTCTAGCAAACCCACTGGAACTTCTTGCACATGCGAGACATGATCGATCAAAAGCGGTATGGGTTTGTAAGCACCCTAGGTATATTCCGAACACTGAAATTAAAATGGATGATATACCTCAGAATGCTTATCGCAGGAAGAATTGGGCAAGCCTCATGGTATTCAATAATTCACATCCTGCGTGTAAGCGCCTGACCCCGGAATATCTAAATAACCACACACCGGGAATGGATTTTCATCAGTTTGAATGGGTGGATGATAAAGATATCGGAAGTATTCCGCTAGACTGGAATTGTTTGGATGGGTATTATCACCTTGACAAACCTAAAGCAATACACTATACTGACGGTGGTCCTTGGTTTGAAGGGTATGAAAATACCTTTTACTCGGACTTCTGGAAGAGAGAAGAGAGTATATTTAACCATGGTTAAGACGAATATTTGGAGTATTAGCGTAGTGGATGGTATGGCTACCATAGAGGTACACAATGGTACCGGTGGTAATCGTTATAGCCTTTCCATGAAAAACGATGGGTGGCGGGATTTGATATCTATATTAGATGCTGCTATGCAAACGGTAGATGACAGAACAATTGAAATGGAGGATTTATGCGAAAATTAATTTTTACATTATGTCTTATGATTCCAGCAATTACATTTGCGGAAGAAATCGAAGTGATTAGTGAGGTTCCTAATTACGTTACAATTTACCATCGACAGTGTGACTTACAACAAGTCTATGTTGATCAACCATCTTCTGGTGGTATAAATCTATTCGGTACTGCCATTGGTGCATTACTGGGGAATCAGATAGGTGGTGGTTCCGGTAGAGATATTGCAACTGTTGTCGGTGGTGTTGTCGGGAACAATGTTTCAAATCGCCGGTCTTATAGACAGCCAAGGTTGGAATATCGTAACATCTGTAATGATGTTCCTACTGTTATTCAGCGAGGCACTTTACTGACTTACAAGTATAAAGGAAAGGTTTATACTAGAGTCGTTGACTAGATGCGAAAAATTTTATACTTGGACGAAGTAGTTGTCCGACAGCAGTTAGTTTACGGCATTTCCAAAGAGGAAATGTGTGAGTGGTGGGATGTTCCTGAAGAGTTTTTAGATAATTTCATTGAAAAGAAGAATCTAAAAAAATATGCGGAAGAGGGATTGACATATCCAGACTCAGAATGTAAAGTCTGTATCTCATGTGGTGTGAAGAAGCACGAATTAAAGTTCCAGAAGGGACGGAATCAGTGTCATCTTTGCAGGCGCAAACAGAAGAGCGAACGCTATTACAACATGATTCGTGAAATCTTGATAGAGCAAGGCAGAAACTATGCATGTGAAGAGTGTGGGTACGATAAGAACCTTTCAGCAATTCAGTTTCACCATAGAGACGAAAAGAAAAAAACCGAATCGATTTCTAGATTGAAAACAAAGAATGCTGGGAGAGATAAGATAGAAGCAGAACTTGCCAAGTGTGATGTTCTGTGTGCTACTTGTCATTCTGCCATACATAACCCACATTTAAAATCAACAAATTTTTTTGAAAAGGATAAGGATGAATAAAAATGTCACAACCATATTTCTTAGGAGACCCGCATTGGGGCCATAGAAGTATTCTCAAGTACCGGTCTCAGTTCTCCAGTATTGAAGAACACGATAACACTATCCTTGAGAATATTCTTAGTGTATCGGACAAGAGAGCAGTACTGTACTTGATGGGTGACTGTTTTTTTGACATGGAGGCTATTCGCTTCCTAGAACAAATTAGACCAAGATTCATGCATGTTCATTGGATTTTGGGTAATCACGATACTGATAGTAAACTCAGGCAGCAAGTTTTCAGGGAGGTCATTAAGCGTGATCTTGTTGATACCGTGCATAGTCTGAAGAAGTACCATGAATTCTGGCTTTCTCACGTTCCCATGCATGAGAGTGAATTGAGAGGTCACTTGAATATCCATGGACACACTCATGCCGAATTTGTTGACGATAGCAGGTATATCCCTGTAAGTTTGGAGCATATCGAATATAAGCCGATTTCTCTACAGCAGATCAGGGACTTGACAAATCGGGAATAGTTTGCTATTATAAATAGTACAAGTAATGGAGGTAAGTATGAGCGATAGACAAGAATTACTGCCAGTTGTTACACGTATTATAGGCTTGACAGTTGTCATTATTGCAGTATCATATGTAATAGGTAACTGGATAACTTAAACATTGGCCCCCCTTAAAGAGCATTGAGCAGTGTGATGACGGTCACAAGGAATGCAGACAGTAGATATGAGCGATCTACCAGTGCTTTTTAAAGGGGGCCAATAAAGAATTCGATGACGCAGATCGAAGAACGGACGGACGCGGGTTCAACTCCCGCCGCCTCCACCAAAAGCACACTACATATGGGCGACTGTTAGCTGGACTACATATTGGGTAGTAGAGTTACCGAGGAAAGAAACCTATTTCTTTAAGCTTGCTTGTTAATGGACAGTGCAAGTAGTGTGTTTTTGATGGGGGCGATACGGATTCGACGGACGGTGATAGAGAAGCTGAGAATAGGTCAATGTGAAAGACCTTAAGGACTGGGAGTTCCCGGTTAAAGAAGCAAAAACTATAAACGCAAACGATGACGTTTATCATCAAGATATTTTGCTAGCTGCTTAAGTCTTGACGGGGTGCGGTGGGAGCCTTGTTAACCAATTCCCACAATTTTTACATATAATAATAAGAGAAATCTCCATGAGTACATTTTTATTTGGTGATGATTGGAAGCTAAACTTAGCTAGAAACAAACTTCGCAACGCAACCTATGTTCATAAGTTTGGAGCGAACCCTACACCGACAAATGGAGTTGAAGAATCGGTTTGGGATGGTTCTACTTTGTATCCTTGGTCAACTTGGGATGCGGGTGCTGATAATGTATATTTGAAATCGTCGGATGCCGGTGATGTTTCAATCACTGTGTTTATTCAGGGTCTTGATGAAAACTACGAACTACAGACAGAAATAGTTACACTTGATGCTACAGACCCTTCAGCAACAGCAGTAGCTTCTGCCAATACTTACATCAGACTTTTCAGAATGTATAATTCTAGCAGCACCCAAGAGGCGGGTAATATTACAGCACATTATGGGTCAGGTGCAGGGACTGTGGTGGCACAAATCACTGCAGGTGAGGGGCAAACTCTCATGTCAATTTACACCATTCCTGCTGGGCATATTGGTCTTCTTTTAGGCTGGGATTTTTCTGGTAGTGCAAACTCTGCAATGACTTCTAGGTTGATGGTAAGACCTGAAAATAATGTTTTTCGTAATCAGCTTCAGGCTGCATCCTATGGTAGTAATTATAATAAAGATTTTTCTGTTCCGCTCGGGTTTACTGAGAAGTCTGATATTGATGTTCGGGTGACTGCTGGCACGGGTTCTGCTACGATCACATCTACTTTTGGGATGGTCATAGTGAAAGATAATGAGTTTAATCTTTGGTCGCAAGGTTACTGACGGTGAATTTACCAAAAGCAGTTACAGTCGCGAAAGGACTTGGTGCCTTGATTGCGGTTATTGCACCAGTGTTTAGTGCGTGGATGTTTATCGATGCCCGATATGCCCACGAACAAGAAATGATTGAAATGCGAAGACAGCTTGAAATTCGAGATAATGAAAATCACATCTACACACAGAGAGTAGTAACCCAATCCAATATAAACGAAATCTTAGGGACCATCGATAACTATGATACTATCGATGCTCTTAATGGCCCTGAAGTGGGACTTTCCCCCGCACAGGTACTCAGGAAAACAAAACTGGAAAGAGCCTTACTAGAGCAGCGACAACTACTTCAAGACTGGACTGCAGCAGAAAACGCATTAAGGTTGCAGCTATCCCCCGACTACAATAACCCCTCTGATTCAGAGGAATAAGTAGGAGTATATATTATGGACTTTTTGAAAAAACTTGCAATAGGTATTTTCGGCTTTTTTACTCTAGCGTATATTTTTGTTGCGCTGTATGCTATTCTTTTCATAGCTGGCTGGGTATTAATCGACGCAGAGGAAATCCAAGAAATTGATGAAGAGATAGTCGTGGTTGAAGAGACTGTTTTCAATGTTGATGGTGTTATGTGTTGGGTCGGAAACCATCCGGTTATTACATATGACACATCAGACCAGACTGTTAAAATGAATATAACATGTGGGGTAGAAGTTTTAGATCATCATCTACCAGCAATTGAACGAACCCAATAAGGAGTGAAGAGTGTTAGAAGTACTCGACTTTGATTCAATGAACCAAAAACAAAAACCATCAGACGTATTCCTAATAACAAAAGAATTTAATACTACAACTCAGTTCTCTCAGTACATTGAAGAACAGGCAGTTAGGAGTGATTCTACTTGTATGGATATTCTGATTGATTATTGTGCGAAAAATGAAATTGAAATTGATAGTGTTGGTAAGCTACTCAGCCCAACACTCAAGGACAAACTGGAAGCAGAAGCCCAGAATCTAAACTTACTTAAGGCGAAAACAACTAAATTACCTTTTTAATTATGGAACCATTTGAAGTTTACAAACTTTACATGGCACTGAAACTACACTTTACCACAGACACATATGACATTACCGAATACAAAGGTGCAGTTCGTGCCAAGAAAGAAACCTTCCTCAAGAGAAAAGACCTTACCTCAATCAGAAAGTTAGCCAGAGATTACAAGCGAAAGGAAATAATAGATTTGCTTGTCGCTAACTTTGTGACCGGTGATAAATGGGGAGGATTGTTTGATCAGTCTTGTGTGGACAACTATAAAAAGTTCTTGACAAGACGCAAGCAAATGTTGTATAATTTAAATGCAGACTTAGATTTGATTCTCTTCCGCATGGAGAAGGATGGAATTGAGTCAGTACTTAAAGATGAGGGACACCCGCTAATTTTCAGGATGTACATGGCGGGTGATATAAAGATTGAATCCCTTGTTATCATTGAAAAGCTTTTTCCTTTCATCGATGCTTATGCAAATGACTTTGTTCTAGAGAGTATATGTCGTTTGATTAATAAGTACAAGCCCTTTGTCAGATTTGATAAAGATGATGTTAAACAAAGATATTCAGGTAAAATACAGCAATGTCTAAATCAGTGAAAGATTATCGCGCTGATGAACCAAAGAAAATTCATCGCGTAGGTAAGAAGCGCCCCGAACGCAACATTGATCGGGAATTAAAGCGTATAAATAATGTGGAGGACTTAGAGGATTTTGATTTCGATGAAATCCACGATGGTTATACTCAACATACTAATAAAACGCATTAAACTAAACTAAACTAAACTAAACTAAACCTAAATAAACGGAGATACTTATGTCTTTTAATTCACTATCCGAGTTACGTAGTAATAGTAACATTTCATCCCTTCTCGCGGAAGTAGAGAAGTCCGAGAAAACCCAGTACGACAATAACGGTGACAAGATTTGGAAGCCGACTGCAGATGCATCCGGTAGTGGTTCTGCCACAATCCGATTCCTACCAGCCCCACGAGGCGAAGACCTTCCATGGGTAAAAATGTTTTCACATGGTTTCCAAGGTCGAACCGGTCTTTGGTACATTGAAAACTCACTAACTACGCTTGGTCAACCAGACCCTGTTTCAGAGTTTAATTCAGAGCTTTGGAAGAACGGTACTGAACAAGATAAGGATGTTGTACGAAAGCAGAAACGAAAGCTTGATTTCTATGCTAACATTCTTGTGATCGATGACCCCAAGAACCCTGAGAACAATGGCAAGGTTTTCTTGTACAAATTTGGCAAGTCTATCTTTAACATCATTACTGATGCAATGGACCCAGAGTTCGAAGATGAGACACCAATCGACCCATTTAACTTTTGGGAGGGTGCAGCCTTTCGTCTTAAGTTCCGTCAAGTGGATGGTTATCGCAAGTATGACAAGTCTAGCTTTGACAGCCCTTCACCGATTTCTGATAACGACGAAGCTATTGAGGCAATTTGGAATCAACAGCATTCCCTTGCCGAGATTGTTGGGGCTGACAAGTTCAAGCCTTACGAAACTTTGAAGAAGCGTTTTTATGACGTTATTGGTAAGGGTGCCCGAGTTGGTACTGCAGAGAGTGTTTCTGAGATCACTGGTGATGCAGCAGATGATAACTTTGTTGCAGATGCGGTTGCTCAAACAGCACCACCTGCGAGCGAAGCGCCACCCGTAACGGACGATGAGGATACAATGGCATACTTTGCCTCACTTGCTGATGAAGATTAGCAAGTAATAAAAAAGGGCTCTTCGGAGCCCTTTTTGTTATCCAGAGAAACTTTTATCTTCTCTTCGTTGTAATGTACTATCACTGTTTCTGACAGTATCACGATTAATCAATATGTTTTCACTAGCACCACCTTGAGTAGTACTGTTATTATTGGTGATATTGTTTATCGTGGTACTACCGGAACCAGACTCTTCTGGGATAGTATTTTCAATAGCATTCCCAGTTGGGACTACAGAAGGTATTGCCAGTGTAGGTGCGGTTAAGGCCGCTCTTTGATCTGCAACCGATTCAATTTCTTCAGCAGACCTACCAAGAAAACCAAAAGATAATGTATTGAGAGCACTGTTACCGGCATTGAAAAGACGATCTGTTGTACTGGCTCGCTCATCTGCCATAAATCCTTTACCAGCACTATAACCAGCAGTACCAGCGGTGATCACAGCACCAACCGGTCCAGCAAACCTCGCCAGACGCCCTGCAGCCCTCCCTGCGCTACGAAAGATTCCACCCCTCTTAGGGACCGTGGTATTCCTTGTCGCGCCTCTGGGACGATCTGGTGAGCTTGTGGGGTTAGAGCTTCCCGGTGTTCGTGGGTCCATACCACCCGGAGCCCTTGATGGAGGCACTGTAGTAGTTCTTGGAGTCGTGGTAGCTCTACCCGGTCCCGTAGTAGTTCTTCCGGGTAATCTAGAAGATACTGCATCAGCCAATCCCTTAAGACCAGCCATACCAGCAGCAAGTCCAGCAGTAATAGCGCCGGTAATTGTAGAACCTAGCCGACCAAATAAAGCACCAAGCCCAGCACCAGCCAGCAAGCCAGCACCACCCCCACCAACACCGATGGTATTATCTGTGATCTTTTCTAGCTCTTTCTTTATATCTTCAAGTAACTCTTCTGTTTTTGGGTTATCTCTATCAATACCAGTCTTAAATGCATTATTGTTATTTTTGACATTTTTTTCAGTAGTTTTTGAAGGTTTCTCTACAATTTCTGTTCGTTTTTCTTCAGAAATTCCGATTTTTTCAATAGTATCTTCTAATGCCTTTGCAGACTCCCCTATCTGTTCTTGTGTGTCCATATTACGCATTTGAATTTCTTCTTTGGATTTTGGGCGCAATCCGGGGATTCCTGTCCACCCCAAACCAGCCACACCAGCATCCCCAAACATATTAGTAACAGCCTGTCCCGCGCCCTTAGCAATCGGAGCAAGTGTTGGAAGATTCTCTGCGAAAAATTTGTTCTTTGGCTTCAGGTTCTGGTCGATATTCATTGACTCTTTAAACCTACCCATGCGACTACCAACAGCAGCAGTCATGAGTTTGTTCTGAACGGCATCCAGATCAAGAGCGCCAGATACACCGGGGGAACTTTCTTTAATAGTCTCAACGGTCTTTATGATTTCTCTAATTGCAGCAACACTCTTTTTACCCTGCATCTGTTGAGCCGCTGCCAGTTGTTTAACCAGCTTGGTCATTTCACCTTTCAATTCACTGTTACCTTCATCAATTGCTTTTTGAAGTTCCAGTGTGTTTTTACCAAGATTTTCTGCGAGGGTAGAAGAAGCCCCAACAATACTTCCTTGTTGCAGTTTGGTGGTTTTAATGTTACCACCAGCCATAGCAGATTTTACAGAATCGACAAGACCCAACGCTCCAAGGTTATCGAAGCGTCCCTTCTCGTTTCTAAAATTAGTACCACCAAATTCATCATCTAAAATGTTTCTGCCGGTAACCTTGCCTACCATTATTGCTACCTCTCTTTAGCCTGTTCAGCCTTCTTCTTTAAATGTACTATCAGCATGCTTATGTATACTTCTCTTTCCCAAGGCATCATATTCTCTAGTTGTTCTAAGTCCCACTGATGTTCTTGTATTAGTAAGAAATTCGTTTTGTAATAATTTTCAATCGAATCTTGAGAAAGAGTTAGACGAAAAAATGCTCGTACCCATTAATAACAATCTCATTATGGTGCCCACATTTTGGACAATCAAATTCGATATTATGTGCAATTGTAGGAATAGCAGAAAGAAACTCTTCAGCTTCTCCATATGCTTCTAGGGGCAAACCATCTACCCATTCTACAATCTCTTCTCTGTTATCTTCATCTGGTTTAGTTACTTCCTCATCATCAAAAATGTATTCGATGCAACTAACCAGAATATCAGTATCCGACATGTTCTCAAAGTTAACCTGAACTTCAGAACTCGGGTACTTCATTACCATCCCAGAAGATTCATTTAATAAAATCTTCTTGTTTGGTTCTGCGGTGTTTCCGATCATCTGGAAATCATTCACGCTCATTTCATAACCAATCTTGTTACTACATTCACCACAAATCAATTCAAATGATTGTTGCTCTCCTGTAGATTTTTCCTTAAGCTTCAGGAAGAGCCATTGTAAAATGTGTAGTGGTAGTTCATCAACGTCAATTCCTTCTACGCAATTCCCAACCACCTGTTTACAAGCAGACAACATTCCAAGCTTGTCTTCTGATTCTACTGCCAGTGTCAGTATCTTACTTTCTTTTACCAAAAAGGGCCTACACTTGATCACTTCCTCACTTTCAGGAAGAGTTACATCAAACGTAGGCACGACAACTTTAGGTAGTGCCATCATAATCTCCTATAATAATTTAACCGTTCGGGTCACGGTCACCAAAAATGTTATAAAAATTCTGGAAAAAACCAGCGTCCGTGTCGATTACTTCATTCTTTAAATCAGCAATACGATCAGCAACGTCTAATCTAGGTTGTTCATAATTGCTGTAATTGTTCTTCCATCTCTTCGCAGACATGGATAGTGATGTTCTAAGTTGTTGAGTGTTGCCCCAAGCAACTGGTGTGATATTTAGCAGCTTCGGCATACACTCAATAAAATGCCATTCACCCACAACATTGTCAGCAACATCCAAAGAACGCACCTTAACATCAGCAGTAATATCGCTGTAAAAAGAAACCTCTTTGGTTTTCATATTTGAAGACAGATTAATCCAGCTTTCAAAATATGATCGCAGACTCCAGTTATAATCTACCAGAAAGGTAAATACTATTTCGGTTGAAAGGAACTCTACATTTTGATTTCGGTATTCTGTCCACGGACCAATTTTGTATGGGACCGTAGTCGCGGATAGGCCCGGTATCTGAGCCTCTTCACACATTAGAGTGGTGAGAAAATTTGACCCCAACTTCTTACAACCACCAATCTCTACTTCGAACCTGTCAGAACGAGGTAGGTGGGTGGTTCTCATCCGATGTAAGAACTCTTGATAGTTAGTCATTGACTTAGGCATTGATCATTTCCTTGCTCTTTGTGTATACTTTCCTATCAGACGCACCAACAAATTTTTGTGTTGGTAGAAAGATTGCCGCCTTCCAGTGCTGGGGGTCTACCAGTAAAAACCGACTCTTCACATGAGAGTATAGGTATTTCTTTACTGTAGGCTGTACACCGGGAAAGCGTGAAAAGTTGCTTAATAGTTCCCAACTAAGTTGGAATTTACTGTCTGAATCTATCGGCTTACTGGCAAAATCTATCAAAGACCCCAAAAGCCTAGCTCTCATCATGGGAGCCAGATAATGTAAATTCAATCCAGTAAAGCCCCTGCTGTTGCTATCAAACGGAAGGCATAGGGGAAACCGGTCATAGTAAGGCAGTTCTTTCTTGTACTTCGGGTCATATACATACATGTACATATTTCCCGGCTGCAACTCACTAGTCAACTCTCCCAGATCAGATCGGGATATTGGACCATATGAGTTTAAGTCTTTGGCGAATTTGTTGACCGCATGGATATACCATCTAGAAGATCGGTCTTGATCACCACGACTGCCTCTTAAATTTTCAAAAGGATTTGACATAACAGTATTTATAACTCCAAACCAAGTTCTTTCTCGGTCACTATCATAAATTTCCAGCCACGGTCCAGACAAAACTCTTCAGCGGCTTCCCACTTTGCTCTATTCACACCCCACTGTGCAACCTCTTGTAAGAACCGTTTGGTTTTTCTCTTAGGTATCTTTGGTTCTTGGGTATATCGATATGGCTTTACTTCCACCAGACGGGTAGTGATTTTCCCAGTATTCTTATCTCGAACCTTAACAATGAAGTCTACAAAATACCTGTGCATACGACCATCCACGGGAGAGCGGTAAGGAATTACTACTTCCTCACTGCCCCACTGCACCACATCAGAGTTAAGATCACACCAGTTCATGAATTTTAGTTCATAACTGGACCTATAAATAATATTTCTACGATCACCCAAGTATTTCTTGGGTGATCGGGGTGGGAATTTACCTGAATAAATTTCTTTACTGTAAGTCATTAAGCCTTATAAATACATGTAAGTATAACCAACTATCAGGTATTTATATGAACGACATAGTAGATTCAGCAGGTAAGTTAAAGGATGCTTTAACAGATACTACCATCACTGCAAGAGAATCCTACGACACAATGAACCCGGAGCTTCGACAAAAGCTTCAGAAGAACATTGCAGAAAGTCCATCAGTATACAGTTACCCATCTGACTTAAATGTTTCAGGTGGCGAAACTGAGTTGGTCCACAGTGTAGTTTTCAATATTTTGGCTAGAGAGAATAGCCGTGTAGCACAAATCAGGGAAGCTATCAGTGCGGTAAGAGACGGTTTTGAAAACACTCCAGTTGACAATACGGAACAAAACAGAACCACTGGAGAGAATGCTAAATTTTATTTGGGGTCTCTGGCAGCGGTTGCTGGTGGTACCGTTGCTTATGCAAGGGTCAAGAGGGCTGGCAGGATTGCATTGAACGCTGGTGGACAGGCTGCTAACGCTATCGGTGGAACTGTTCAAGTTGCGGGGTTGGCTGCTGCAGGAGCGGCTGCTGCTTCTTTAACTGCCGAGAACGTGACAACTGTGAATATCAACACGGCAATTGAGCTTTATGTAACACAGCCCCCAATCGCTGAATATAGTGCCAATTGGGAAAATGAATCTTTGGGTGCTCTGGGTGGCAAGGTGGCTAATGCTAATTTGAGTCAAGCCGACCTCTCAATAGAGGGTGTGCTTCGATCTGCAACTGGTATTGGTGAACTTGGTGCTAGAGGTATCATTGGTGCTGCTGCATCCATACCATCTGAACTAGGTCTTACTGGAGACCTTGCTGCTGGCATTGAGGCAACCAGTAAAAAAGTTGCAAACCCATACAGAGAACAACTATTCAAAAGAATGGGTTTTCGAAAATTTGCATTTTCATATAAATTTGCTCCCAGAAACAATACCGAATTGCAAACTGCCATGGGAATCATACAACAGTTTAAATACCACATGCACCCAGAAAACGACATTAACAATTTGTTTCTAGAATATCCTTCTGAGTTTGATATTGAATATCGGTATAGGAAAAAAGATGGGACCACAGAGCGAAATAAATATCTTAGCAGAATATCTACCTGTGCATTGACAGATATGAAAGTTACTTATGGTGGTCAGGATGGGTTTACTTCATTCATCGATACTGATGGCGCTCCATCCGAGATACAAATGGATTTGGTCTTTGCAGAACTAGAGACACTTACCAACGACAGAGTTGGATTAGATTACGGGGATAGCCTATAATGTTTTTTAAAAGTATGCCCACGATTCGGTACACTGCAGATGACCGGCCTAGAATTGTAACTGATATATTCAGACGAATAATCTTTACAAATTTTCAAAACTCTAAACTTGCGCTCGAAGAATACTATGTTCAAGAGGGGGAAACCCCGGAAACAGTATCATATAATTTCTATGGTACTTCTTATTACCATTGGTTGGTTCTTGCTATTAATAACATTGTAGATATTCCTAATGAATGGCCCAGACCAACGGCTGCGCTTTTTGACTATGTTGAAAATAAGTATGGTCAGAATAACGCATCTGATGTACACCACTACATTCTAAAGAGAGATGTTAATGGCAACGAGGTAGAAGAAGAAATTATAGTTGACTATGATGCTGCCAAACTCGCCAGTGGTGATATAGAGGTCGTTACTAATTATAATTATGAACTAGCTTTGAATGATGATAAGCGCCAAATTTTTCTACTACTCCCAGCATATGTTGGTGAGGCTATTACAACATACAAGAGATTAATGTCGCAGTAATATGCCAGAACCAAATAGCGAAATATTAATTAAAGCTGGAGACTATGAATTAGAGTCTTTGCTTATCCATACAGTTGGAGCCAATGGGATTGTTGATCTTAGAAACTTCATGCTGGAGATGCATCTGTATGAAGATATTTTTTCCAGCACTCTTAGCGGAAATGTTATTATTGCAGACGCAGTAAACTTGATATCTTCTCTGCCGATTTTTGGTGATGAAGCAATCACTATGAAGATAAGAACCCCGACTCTGGAAGATGACTCTTACAACATTATAGAAAAGACTTTCAACATTTATTCTATACAAGATAGAATGTCAAATACAGAAGGTTCTCAATACTACAAGCTGTGCTTTACTTCAATTGAAAACTATGTAGATGCTGCTGCTCCAATATCAAAGACGTTTCGCGGAACAACTGATGAGGTTGCCGCTAAAGTTTTTGAAGACTATATTCAGACCGAAAGAGTTATTGGTAGTCCAGATAAAACCCAGATGGTGATCACAGATGCCCCACATAAGAGCAACATCACCTATACGTCAAACTTCTGGTCCCCTATTAAAAACCTTAGATTCATTTCTAAGCGGGTTCGCGGTAACCAATTAAATGGTTCTGATTATCTTTTTTATGAATCTAATAAGAGATTTTATTTTGCCAGTATGGAATCCATTATCCAAGGACAAGTAGAATCTGCCATCTTTGAAGAGTATGTTGTTGAGCGAGATTCACAAAACATTCCACGAAGAAAAACAGGTCTTCAGTATTACGGCAAACCAATGCCAAATGAAATGACCCGCATTGAAGATTTGAAACAGGTGAAAAACATCGACCTGTTAGAGAGCCAAGAAAAGGGGATACTTGCTAGTAGTATTTATGGTTACGATCTATCAACTAAAAAATTCGTACAGCGCAATTTAGATTTTGTTGACGAAAGCAAAAAGTTTTATAGAACTTCTGGTGGTAACCAGTTTTCCCAAACCATTCCAAGAAACCCTAGGGCTAAAGTAGATTTTGTCATGTACAACTCTTCGGTTTTTAACGGGTATGGGATTACAGATAACGACAACTTACCTTCAGGGCACCCAGCAGAGCAGTATAGTGACAGAGTTTTGTTTCGAAATTCTTATCTAAATAGTTTAGGACAAAATGTTTTTGAAATGGTTGTTCCCGGTAGAACTGATATAGAAGTTGGTTGTTTAATCAATGTTCTCTATCCTACATCAGCGATACATGATTCTAAAACAAAAGAAATAGATACTATATTTGACCCCTATTTGAGCGGTGTCTTTTTGGTGACTGCGATACATCACAAATTTAATAGGGACCGGCATGTAATGACTTTGGAAATAGTGAAGAATGGTTTAAATTATGACATGGGAGTAATTGCAGATGAATCCTAATTTTGTATGGTGGACTGGTGTTGTTGAAGATCGGGCTGACCCAGAAAAGATGGGTCGATATCGTGTTCGCATTTTAGGATTTCATACTGAGGACAGAACAGAGCTTCCTGTTTCTGATCTTCCGTGGGCTACTCCAATCATGCCTGTAAGTTCATCTAGCAACACTGGGGTTTGCGAGACTCCTTCTTTGGTCGAGGGTACTGCTGTAATTGGATTTTTTAGTGATGGTGTGGATGAGCAACTACCCATTATAGTTGGCTCCATCCCCGGCATGCCGCAGCAGAAAATCGAAGACCCAAATGTGGGATTCTCAGACCCCACTGGAGAATATCCACGTTACTTAAATGAACCAGACATATCTAAGCTGGCGCGTGATAGTGCTGCAGAAAACCATGAGTCTCTAATATCAAAAAGAGAAACCCGTATTGGCGTAGAAGGGCCTATAGTAACGGCTAAGGCCCCTTCGGTTTCTACCATGTTGCCTGACAAGTCTGGAAAAGATTATGATGGGGCTACTTGGGAAGAGCCACATCCAAGATTTGGTTCGACTGATCAAGGAACCTATACTGAGGCTGGTCAGGCCCCAACCTTTGATGAAGGAGTTACTTCTGTTTATCCTTTCAACCAAGTAAAAGAAACTGAGTCCGGTCATGTTTTTGAAACTGACAATACCCCAGCCAACGGAAGAATACACGAATATCATAATGCAGGAACCTTCAGAGAAATTCAGGCAGACGGCAAAAGAATTACTAAAGTTGTGGGTGCTGATTACGAGGTTATCCTAGAAGGTAAGAATGTTTATATCCAAGGTGGGTGTAACGTTAACATTGTTGGCGATTGTAAGATGCGGGTGGACGGTGATTTCTATCAAGAGATAGATGGAGATTATTTTATGACTGTAACTGGTGATCGCATCGCCAAAATCAATGGTAATGATATTGCTGAGATAGGTACAGATCAGGGAATAAATATTAACGGTAATAGAACTTCTCGTGTGGGTGGAGACAACACAGATTCTATTGTGGGTACCGACATACGAACTATCGGCAAAGACAAGATTCTAACCGTCAACCAAAAACTACAAGAACAAATTAAAGGAAAGGCGTACAGGCTCGTGGAAAAATCAAGCAATGAAGTAGTACTCGGAGACCGTAATACCCTGTCTGGAGCAGGAATTTATTTTGGTGCTGATGGTATAATCAGTGCTAAATCTGGTGGAGATTTTAACATCACTTCTGACGGCGCACATACGGTAACGGTTAACGGGGTACACACAATAGAAGCTGGTGGTGAGTCGTTCATCAACAACAACTTGACGGTTGACGGAACTATAGATGCGACTGGTGATGTATCTACTGATGCCGGTGCTGGTGTCACGTTGGCTACCCATACACATATCGGTTCACCAACAGCCGGTACAGGACCAATTTCTGATACAGGAACACCTAAGTAATAGGAGACTATAATGAGTTGTGGTGCAGCGGAAGAACTTCTAAAGTTAGCAGACCAGTTTGATGAGGTTGAGTCCCGAATAGATGGTATGATTGGTGACGTTGAGGGGCAGGTTGGTCAAATACAATCTATTGTACAAGCCGAAATAGACAAGCTGACGGAGACTCTTACTGGGTATATACCTGAAATCGATATTCCAATAGAAATAGATTCCCTTCAGGGAGATGTTGCTGGCATTTTGGAAAAGCTTATAGCAGGTCAGATTATTGCTGAAGACATTGCACAGGAAGTAGCCATACTGGAGGCGAAGTGGGGTGGCCTTGATCTTGGTAATATCAACTTCACAGATATCCCGAGATTGATTAGATCGGGGGCATTGGACCTTCAAAATTTGTGTCAAGTTCTGCCAAATTATCAAAATTCGGGGGCTGAAGTTACCCTAAAAGGGACTCCAATATCTTTCCCAGAGATAAACGTACCAGACATTATTAAGGGCGGCAGTATCCCAAGAATCAATAAGCCAGAGTTCAGAGTTGACATAAACAGGAGAATATCTAATGGGACAAATAAGTTCTTAAATATAAACATCCCAGACCTTTATGTGGGGTGAGATGAGTTATAAATAGAACTATGACTATACAAAAGTTAAAAGTTTCTCGTTTATACAAAGACTTGGATTTGGACATGAGTGCTCCAAATCCGGTCACTGGTGATGCTCCAAAGAAAACTGATGTGAATGCGGTTAAGCAATCCATTAAGATTTTAATGCTTACTAATTTTTACGAGCGCCCCTTTGCCCCAAAGAAAGCGGGTAATATATCAGGGCTGCTCTTTGAACCTATGTCTCCTTTGGTTTCAAGTACAATGTCAAAGGTGATAGAGAAGCTGCTACAGTCATATGAACCAAGAGCAAATATTCAGTCTGTAACGGTGGAACCAGATTTCGATAATAACGCATACACAATCAATATCACTTTTTACGTGGTGGGTATCAATAAGCCCCAATCACTGACAACCAGATTAAAGAGAGTAAGGTAATATGGCGCAGTTAAATGTAACAGAACTGGACTTTGACGAATTAAAACAGAGCCTGAAGACCTATTTAGAGGCTCAGTCTGAATTTGATTCTTATGATTTCGAAGGTTCAGCCATGTCAGTGCTGCTGGATACTCTTGCATACAACACACACTATAATGGTATGTTGGCCCATCTTTTGGCTAACGAGTCCTTTCTGGACACTGCGATTAAAAGAACCTCAGTTGTATCCATAGCAAAAGCATTGGGCTATACCCCAAGGTCACGCAGAGCTTCGCTGGCGCAGGTAGATTTTTCGGTAGTTCCTGATTCGGGTTATACACAAACTACATACACACTTTCCCGTGATACCTTTTTCAATGGAACTGTAAACGGAACAACTTATACGTTCTATCCACAGGAAGACGTTACAGCCATTCTACAGAATGTAGAAGGAACCTCTACATTCGTTTTCCCCGAATTGAATATTAGGCAGGGTGCCCGAGTAGAGAACAGTTTTCTAGCAGACGCTCAGAGCTTGTCTGGACCATTCACACTGCCAAATCAGAACATCGACACTACAACATTGAGAGTTCGAGTGACAACTTCTGTAACAGACTCTACTACTGAGACATTTACCATCCAAAGCAGCCTTCTTGACGTAGATGAAAATTCCAAAATTTATTTCTTGGAAGAAAATATTGATGGTCTTTACGTTATTCGATTTGGTGATAACGTAATTGGTAAGCAGCTTACAGTAGGTAACATCATCAGTGTTGATTATCTAGTGACCGATGGTGAAGATGCAAATAAGATCGCGACCTTTTCTTGTCCAAATACTCTGACAGGTGGCAATGAAGTAAAATCTTTTGCCAACGTTTCTACGTCATCTGGTGGCGCTGAAGCGGAATCTATTGACAGCATACGTAGAACTGCCCCTAGATATAACGCAGCCAAAGAACGGGCTGTCAGTGCGTCTGATTACAAGAGTTTGATTCTGGCTAGGAATGCAAACATCCAATCGGTTGCGGTTTGGGGTGGTGAAGATAATGACCCACCAATTTATGGTAAGGTTTTCATCTCGTTGGACCCAGTTGACGGACAGATTATTACAGATGCTATCAAAGATGATATAGTAATCAATATCATTGAGCCTCGTTGTCCAGTTGGTATTTTACCAGAGTTCGTTGACCCAGAATATACCTACGTGGGAATTCGTGTAGGCATTGTTTATAATCCAAACAGCACTAGCTTTAGTGCCGGACAAATTTCAAACTTGGCAATAACCGCAGTCAATGATTTTTTCAAAAACAATCTCAATCAACTGAACAAAAACTTTTATTATTCAAAGATTCACGATGCGGTAAAGGCTACATCAAACGCAATCATTTCTGTGAACATAACGCCTACCGTACAAAAGAGACTCACTCCAGATGTTTTGGGTGGTAACTCTAGTTACACATTGTTCTTTAATAGTAGGGTTCAGCCGAGAGAACTACATAGTACATTTTTTGATACTACTATTTCAGGTGCTTCCTATAAAGTTAAATTACAGGATGTTCCTGATGCGGGGGTTGTTCCTCCAAAGTATAACGGCACCGGAACAGTTTTCCTACAGGATACAAATGGTACTAATGTTGCCAATGTAGGAACCATAGATTACGACACGGGAAAAATTACAATACCTACTCTGAACATCAATGCTTTTTATGGTAGCGAAACTTTCCTGAGAGTTCAGACTAGACCACATGATGATTCAAAGGACATATTAACAAATATTTTGAGAACATCTACTGACCCAAGCGTTGCTGCAGTTTTTCCTAAGCCTTCTAAAAATACAGTGTTGGCTTTGGATGACAGCATACTCGACGCAGCTACAGGAGCAAGGGCAGGTTTAGAAGTTGTCGTAACTACGGATGATATAACCAACTAATGTCACACGAAATACCAAGCTATTACAGGTATGTCTCCAACATCAATATTGATGATGCTGGTAGTGGGTACCCGTCTGGTTCTAATCCAGTAGTAACAATTACCGGTGGTGGTGGAACTGGCGCTGCGGCTGTGGCCGAAGTTCTTCCCGGCACAGACAAAATAGCAAGCGTTACTATTACAAACATTGGTAGTGGGTATACCTCCACCCCAATCGTCACCGTAGAAGGTAATGGACAACTAAGTGCAGAAGTCAGTTTTGCCAGCGCAACCCCAAGTTCAGTCACCAGAACTGCAAGCCCAAATATCAAATGGACTGTTCCTGAGTTTATCCGAAATGACTATTCCGGTGCCACGTCCTTTCTTGGGTTCATAGAAAAATACTATTCGCATCTGGATGAGCCGGGTAATGCTATCCATGAACTTTTGAATAAAAGATACTTTGATATCGATGACGCCGAGGGTGATATCCTTGATGCATGGAGCAGAGAATTAGCCTATAACTTCCCAAGAACAACGGAGCTTGATAGGCTAACCCTTTTCAAATATTTAAAGAGCATCTATGAGTCCAAAGGTTCAAAGCGATCTATAGAAGCATTTTTCAAGATTGTTTATGATGAAGATGTTGAAGTCACCTTCCCAAGTCAGTTTGTTCTTAGAGCATCTGATGGTCAATGGGTTGAAGAAAGATCAGTAAGAGCATTCGCTGGGTATCAAGACTACGAAGTTCTTAATATCGAAGGTACTCTGGTAGACATTGTTTATTACGAGACTACTGGTTCTGTAACCATTGCTAAACGTGTCCAAACATCAGTACCAAAGGTATTGAAGATTTCTTATACGTCTCCGCAAAAATATGAAATTGTTTTAGACGTACCAAAGGGAACCGTGATACCGGGTCCCGGCGCACAGGCTTCAGCAACACCAGTTATTGTTGGTGGTGTTATAACCGATTTTACGATATCAAATGCTGGATATCAATATACCGCTGCCCCAACAATACAGATTTTTGATATTAACGCAAGCCCCGGTTCTGGTTTTGAGGGAAGGGCTGTTGTGGAGAACGGACAAGTCACCGACATTGTTATCAGTGATGGTGGTAGTGGATATAATGATGGCGATACTTCAATCGTTTTCAATACAGACTCGGTTAGAACTATAATTGTAGATCGCGGTGCCACTGCTGAAGAGGAAAATGTTCGTGCATACCTAGATCGAACTTTGGACACGATTACTTCAGGTACATATGTCGGTTCTGATGCTGGTTTCAAAGTGGGAGATACTTTCATTATCAGTGAGACTGGTGATGACGGTAGAGGATACGCTCTTGATTATTTTGCACAGGATTATGTTTTCATTGGTGGCGGTAACGATGCGATTATTCGAGTTGTTGCTGTTGATGCAAATAATGTACCCACGGCATGGGAAATTGTGAATCCGGGTAACGGGTTTATTAATTCAGTTACAACGATAACCATTACATCAGATACTGGTGAGGATTTAGATGTTGTAATTACCACCAATTACCTGTACGAATCCCCCGGAAAATATAAAGATGACCGAGGATTCTTGTCTGATGTAAATAGGTTACAGGATAATGACAAATGGCAAAGCTACTCTTATATCATTCAATCAAACAATCCAAAGAGCCAGTGGGAGGATTCGTTTAAGGAATCCGCTCACATCGCTGGCATGGAAGTTTTTGGGGATATTGTAGTACAGTCCGAATTAAATTATGGACCAAATATTTCTATTGTTTCTATACCATATGGTCTGGTGTTGTTTGTGGTCGATACTATTAATATTGATGATAGCACTATAGTATTTGCTGTAGATAAGGTATTGGCTGATACTGCAACAACCTCTGACTCTACAGCAATAGCAACTGCAATTGCCCTTGCTGATGCGACCTCTGGCGCTACAGATAATGATTTTGATGTCGCGATGGGTCTGAGTAAAACAGATACAGTCACTACTAGTGATGCTGATATTTCATTTGTTACTTCTTATGCGTATTCAGATTCAGCAACGGTAGCAGAGGCACCAGTTTTTGATGTTTCTAGGCCGCTTACAGACAGTGCAACAGCATCTGAAAGTGCCAGTATAAATACAAGTATAGTAAAATCTGACTCAGCTACTGCAATTGACTTGTTAGGTGGTTTTGTCTTTGGTAAGGGACTGTTAGACACAGTAACTACCTCTGACGTATTGATTACATTTGATGTTTCTATACTTCTGACAGATAGTGCTGATGCATCCGAATCAATAAGCTTTCAGCCTGAGTTGAATATTTCAGACTCGACTGGTGCATTTGAGAATATAAATCGATTTGATATTGATAAGCCGTTTACAGATTCGGCTAATGCAACCGAATCCATCAGTTTACATCCCAATAAGGTTAGAGGGGATTCGGTAACTACATCAGAAGCAATTGATGATTTCTTTGTTGGAAAGGCATTATTTGATACCGGTACTGCGACAGATGAAATCAATTCTTTTGATGTAGATTATACGCTGGCTGACTCAGCGGCGAGTAGCGATTCGGAAGTTTTCGATTTTTCTAAATCGCTTACAGATACTGCCAGTCCATCAGAGAGTCTAGTAGTATCTGGGTTTGAAAGACCCTTAACAGACTCTGCTACTGCGTCAGAAAGTGCTAGTATAAATACAGGTATAACTCTAACAGATTCTACAACAAATGCAGAATCTGTTGTTAAAGCAATTTCATCAAATCCAACTAATTCTGTAAGTACTTCAGATGTTGGTTTAATTAACGTTCAAGACTTTGCCGGTGATTTTTTTGCCGAGGATTATGTCGGAACAAACTATATACTTTAGGAGATTAAAATGATTGATCAGAAAGATAAAGCGGGTGCTACTGGTGTAGTAAATCTCGTACTTAAAGACGAATTTGGCAACGTAAAAGAAGATATCAGTGTCCCCAACCTCGTTGTGGACACTGGTCTTGACTTTATCGCAGACCGAATGGAAGGCGTGGGCACAAATGTAATGTCCCACATGGAAGTTGGTACCGGTGGTACTGCCGCTGCTTCTGGTGACACTACACTAGAAACCGCTGTTGGTAGTTCACGTACTGCCCTCACTTCCACAACAGTCACTAACAACACAGTAGAGTACGTATGTACTTTTGCTGCTGGTACTGGTACTGGTGCTCTGGTAGAAGCTGGCATTTTTAATGCAGGTGCTTCTGGTGACATGCTTTGCCGTACAGTGTTCTCTGTTATTAACAAGGGCGCTAACGATAGCATGACTATCACTTGGACAATTACTATTTCTTAATAGGAATAACTCGTGTCACTAATACTAACAAGAGAAGGTAGGGTACAAATTGCTCGTTCGATGTTGAGAGACATTCAAAACGAGAACGACTATTATTACTTTACCATAGGCAGAACGGAAGCTTGGTCGGACGAAGAATTGCCCGATACTCCTTTGGACTCCCCAGAGTCTTTGAATGAGTATCGACGCAGAATTATGTTTGTCCAACGAGTTACCGGTGCCGATGTTTGTCACTTAGTGACACGAATAAACTGGGTGTCTGGTACTGTATATGACCCATACGATGACAATTACAGTGCCAGCAATCCAGCGTATTCTGAGGCTACCACACTTGCCGATGCAAACTTTTATGTGCTAACTGATGAGTTTAAGCTTTACAAGTGCATCGACAACAATAACAACGCTCAGAGTACAGTAAAACCAACCACAACCAGCACAGATACGGTCACTCTAGCAGACGGGTATGTATGGAAATTTCTTTTGCAAGTCACTTCGGCTGACCAGACAAAATTTCTAAATTCATCCTACATACCGGTGCGGAAGCTTACGGGCAACCCTACCTTTGATGTGAATGGAGAGGTTGATTCTGTAAGTGTTGTTAGTGGTGGTAGTGGTTATACCACCGCGTCAGTAACTATCAGCGGTGACGGGTCTGGAGCCACGGCAACTGCCACGATTGTTGGTGATGCCGTTGATTCTATTAATGTCACCAGTGAAGGTAGTGGGTATAGCTTTGCAATCGCCTCTATAAATGGAGACGGGACTGATGCAACGGCTGATGTAATTTTGGGTGACGCAGACAGTCTACCAGCACTCCAATCTGCAGTAGAGGCTGCGGCAAGTGCTGTGGGTGGGGGTATAGATAGAATTGTTGTTACTGATGTAGGACAAGACTACAGTGAAGGAGATGTTGAAGTAGTTATCACAGGTGATGGAACTGGCGCAGAAGCAACCGCAACCGTATCAGCTAATACTGGTGCTATTACTGGAATAACCGTAACATCACCGGGCACTGGATATACTTTTGCAGACATTACATTTACTCAGGCTATTGGTATTGGTACCGGTGGAACAGCCAGAGCGGTGATTGGTCCTATTGACGGACATGGAGCAAATTCAGTTAAAGAACTTTTTGCAAACAACCTTGCTTTGGTAAGTCCATTGGCAGACCCAAATAACATCGATCTTATTGTGGATAACGATTTTAGACAAGTTGGGCTTATAAAGAACATACAAAATTTTGCAGAAGATGCCAACTGGACAGAATCAACCGGTTCGGCTACCTTTGTAATAGATGTAAACGATGCTAATGATTATGCTGTTGATGATGTCATTACTACTGATGAGGGTGGAAGTTTTAGGGTGTCCCATTTATCAGATGATAATAGTGGTACTTTTCAGGTACATTTGATACCAGTCATACCATCAATTACTGCGAGTAGTGTTCTGACAAATGTTACTCAAGGTTTGACTCCACTGAGTATAAATAGTGTAACCTCTCCAGAAATAAGCAATACTACAGGCGATATTTTCTATATTGAAAACATTGTAAGTATTACGAGACAAGACAATCAAGTAGAGACAATTAAGGTACTGATCACTTTTTAGGAAAAAATAATGGCACTAGATTTAAATACTTCCCCATATTATGATGATTACGATGGTGACAAAAACTACAATCGGATTTTATTTAAACCGGGTGTTGCTGTGCAAGCAAGAGAACTCACACAGCTTCAGACTGCACTTTCAAATCAGATTGGTCAATTAGGCAGCTTCACTCTTAAAGATGGTGCAATCATCAGTGGCTGCGAAGAAACCCTCACTCCACTGAAGTATGTGAAGATTATTGACACCGATGCCGGTGCTCAAACCGTTGAAAATGCCAATCTAACAAACTATGTGGGTGCTACCGTTACTGGTGGGACCACAGGACTGACTGCTCAAATCGTGGCAGTAAAGCCGGGAACCACTGGAAGTTCCCCTGATCTCAAAACTCTTTATCTGGTTTACACTGGTCGAAACAATGGAGATACCCGAGTTTTTGATCGAACAGAAACCCTTACCGTGTCTTCTGAGGATTCTACCATTCAGGGCGATACCTTTGTAACCCACGATTCTGGAACTGACGCTGCTGCGCCTCCGGGTGATCGCACTCGATATGAGGGCACTGCACCAAAACTTCAACTTTCAGAGGGAATAATTTTTGCCCGTGGTGCTTTTGTAAGAACAAAGGCGCTTTCTGTTTTTATAGACCCATACACATTCAATGCAAACAAGCGAGTAGGGTTTTATGTAACTGAAAATATTGTCGGCTCTACTGATGACCAGACTCTCTTAGACCCGGCTGGCGGTTCTTTTAATTTCAATGCTCCGGGTGCTGATCGTTTGCAGTTGCAGGTATCTTTACGTTCATATTCCGAAGATGTCACTCTACCAGAAAACTTTTACCAGTACGCAAGCTTCCAGAACAGAAAAATTTATCGTTCGGACATAAAGACAGACCCATTGCGTGGTCTTGGTGACATTCTTGCTCAACGAGCATATGACGCCAACGGTAGTTATAATATTTCTGGAATGCATGTCTCTATTCAAGAAGATTTGAATGATGGTTTTAACAAAGGTCTTAAGGGTGCAACACAGGGTGGTGATGCCACAAAACTCAATTTTATAGTTAGTCCCGGTAAAGCCAATCATATGGGTTACCCGGTTGAAATTCGGGCCCCATCATACTTTCAAGTTAGTAAGCCAACTACATTTGATACCGTAGATGATATAACACAGTCAACTGCTTATGGAAACTTTGTTGTTCTTGACGAACTTTGTGGTGCGTGGGATATAGATGGTGGTGATAGCACTGCTGGTGATGGTATTGTAGACCTATACGATACTGCCCAGACCGCAGTTACCTCTGCAACATATTCTGGTACCTCTTTATCTGGTACCAAGATTGGTAGAGCAAAAATCCGACAAATAGTTCACCGCTCTGGAACCCAAGGTGCGGCTGCTGCAGAATACGAATTGTATCTATATGATATTAAGATGGACTCTGGAGTTTTTGCTGATGTTCGTTCGGTGTCTTATCAAAATAATAATGCCGTTGGTATCGCTGATGCCGTTTTAGAAGGTGGTGCTGCAATTCTGAAGGAGCCAAACTTCAATAAGTTATTCTGGCCCCTCCCATACGCCCACATGAAAACATTGGCACCAAGCGCAACATATGATTATAGTTTCGTCTACCAAAAAGAATTTGACACATCAGCAACCGGTGGTGGAGTCATTACTTTAGATTCTGCTCTATTACAAACCGGGCAGACATTTACTTTTGGTAATGGTGTTCTGTCAGACTCACAAATTTTAGCCAACATTAACGTGGTTGCTATAGACCCGTTCACTGCAGCAAATACTTATGTTGCTGGCGAGCATATTGATCTTACTGATGCGAGTGTTACAGTAACCCAAAACAGTACAACATCACTATCAATCGATCTGGGTGGCACTATTGCCGCATCAAACCGTGATGTGCGGGTGTATTGTAATGTTCAATATGCAGACATTACTCCAATAGCAAAGACTCTCAACGAAGATCGTCTTGTTAAGATTGATGCAACTACAAACGAAGAAGGCGCTTCAAGTGGAAAATATTGCTTGGGTGTAACCGATGTATTCCGAGTAGTACAGATTACTGCAACAGATAATGCAGATTATGAAACAAACATCCGAAACGTCACAGATGAATTTTTGTTGGACAATGGACAGCGCGACAACTATTACGGTCTTGCGTCTATTAAGCTTAAGGCATCAAGCACATTCGATTTGTCAACATATAGATATGTCACAGTAAAACTGGATTTCTTTACCCACAGTGTAAATGGTCCTACTTTTTCTGTTGTTGATTCTTATCCAATTGACGATACTGGTGCCACTGGAATTAAGACTGAAGAGATTCCGGTGTTCGCTTCTTCAAGAAATAAGATTTACGATCTTAGGAATGTGATTGACTTTCGACCTTACATGGAAAACACTGCAGCAAATACAAGTGTTATTGGTTCTGCTACAGAAAATCCATCTAACACACAGGTTGTTGATCGTCCATCAAATGGGTTAACAAACCCATCCCCAGTGAACAGCATGACTACTGACCTAGAGTATTATCTCGGTCAGGGATATAAAGTATTTATCGCGGCTGATGGTAAAATTCGCGTCGATTTGGACACACCAAAGGCGCTACCCAAGATTCCTGTCACTCCACCAAATTCTTTGGTGTTGGCGAAAGGTATTCTTACACCATATCCGTGTCTGTCTCCAAACGCAGCAAACTACTACAATAGAGAAGACCTTGCTGCTGATATTGAACAAGTCAGAACCAAGCGTTACACCATGCGAGATATTGGTGGGCTTGAAAAGCGAATCGAAAACCTTGAGTATTACACTGCACTCAGTCTGTTAGAAACTGAGGCGAAGAATAAAGTTATTCTTGATTCAACTGGCACAGTAGATAGATTTAAAAACGGTCTTATGATCGATGCCTTCAAAGGTTATAGTGTTGCCAACGTTGCATCTGATGACCACAATTGCTCAATTGACCGTAAGCGTCAAGAGTTACGCGCACCGTTTGATCACAGCATTGTAGAGTTTAAACCGATCACCGGCTCTACTGTGGGTCAAACTGGAGAAATGTTTCACGTAACATACCAAGATGCTGTTTATACTAAGCAGATGCAGGCGAGTAGCTTGCGTAACGTTGTGGGTGAACTACTATACGCTGACCCAGATGCGAGCAATCCATTAATTCAAACCTCAGATGAGGTTGAAGCCTTAGCAATTATTGATCGGGTAAATGAGTCTTGTGTTACCCCATACACCACACCACCAACGGCTTCAGGAAAAACCTATAGCCTGTTCCGTTCACATCAAAGCATAAACGAAGGTCAGACTTTAACTATCCGTCTGGAAACCCGTAATGTAACTGAGAATACAACTGTAGGTTATACGATTACGGGTATTGCAAGTGCAGATATTGATGGGGCACCTTTAACTGGAAACTTCACAGTAGATGCGACTGGTGATTCAGTAGCCACCTTTAACATTACAGCAGATGGTAGTACAGAAGGAACAGAAACACTCACTCTTACGTTGGATGCTACTGATAGCCTTGGCAATTCCACAGGCTCTACTGCACCGGCTACTGCTGTAACTATCAACGACACAAGTACTTCAGTAACCCCACCGGTTTCTCCATATGGCCCATATGCTGGTAGTCTCAACATTGTCCCCAATGAGGACAGTTGGTATGATTTGGATTACGCAGAACCGGCCTACGATAATGTTGTTGGTGAATGGGACAATCTGAACATCAGCGGTAACTGGTCTGATGAGTGGGGTTCTTGGGAAGAGGTTAGTCGAGATATCATTTCACCATTCTCCACAAATACAAGCACTATTGTAGAAGAAGGAAATGAAGTTCTAGACTCTCAATCAACCACTACGGAAAAAGTTTCTGGTGGTACTAACACTATTTTGGTTAAGAACTACTATACACCAATTACTACTTACGATGAAACCACCACGATTAATGCTACTGTTTTGGTACAGGAACAGCGTACTGGTTTGCGTTACATCGACTATGGTTCAATCCCAGAAGAAACTACAGTAGAGTCTGAAGAAGTTCTTTCTGTTGTTGCGGCTACATTTGTACGCCCACAAGCGATTTCTGGTACCGCGACTGGTTTGATTCCAAACACGCTTCACCACGTTTCTATGGGTGGCAATAAGAAGGCAGAAGTGACCACAAACAGTCAGGGCAATGCTTCTTTCTCATTCAACATCCACCGTGGAGAGTTTGAGTGTGGCAACATTCTTGTGACTATCAGTGATGCAAATCACTTCGATTCCATTGAATCTGCTGCATCTACTTATTTCTCTGCTAATGGTGAAAAGAGAACATTACAAAAAACCTATACTACAACCAAGTGGACTCCACCATCAACAGCAGTTCCTTTGTTCGATACTAGAGACAGAACTGAAGGTGGTGGTAGCGGCATTTCATTACAAACCACTCCTACTGTGGATAAAATTTGGAGAACCACTACTGAGGTTACTGGTTTTGAGCCAGACCCAGAACCAGTTGTTTATGAAGACATTCTTATTTCTCAGGTTTGTAATGTTCCCGCAGATGGAACCGCAACACAAACTTGGCAACGTGGTGGCTCTTCTGGGGACACATACACAATAGAGATTTCAGACTCTGGTTGTCAGCCAGAAGTTACTGGTGCGAGCGGCGAAACCGAATGTGGAGATGGATATTACTACAACTCTACCTTGGGGATTTGTGTTCAGGCTGATGCTAACATCACTGACATTGTAATGTATGACGAAATTGAAAACACCAGTACAGTTTCTGGTTCACAAAACGTTGCGGTGGCTAGTTTTACAAATGATGTATTAACAACTTTTGTAGAGACTACTCGTGGCGATACATATGGTGATGGTGATATTGATACGGAAGGTGTAACGGAAGAAATCATTGAGTTGATGGTTCAGGAAGATTTGGGTTATCTGCCATACACAGAAACTATTAACGATGTTACTACTGACCCAGCAATCACCACCAAACTGGAAACTGCTGCCACATTTGATTTTTCATATGACTTTGATATCTATGAAGAGTGGAACTATTGTTTCTGGGGCAGAGACCCAATCGCTCAAACATTCCTCGTAACAGGAATGGAAGGTGGTATGTTCGTTCCTAGCATCAACGTTTATTTCAGACATGTTCCTGCAGAGGGTAACAACAATGGTATCACCATGCAGATTCGTGAGGTTGTTAATGGGGTTCCGGGTCCAGATACGGTCCCTAATGGAACCAGACATTTAAAGCGTTCAGAAGTTTTCTGTTCGTCTACTAACCCAGATGGAACTCATAATTATATTGCGACTAAATTTAAGTTTAGGAATCTTGTACACCTAGAAAATAACAGAGAGTATGCTGTTGTTCTTCTTCCAGACGCAGATGACCCAAATTATGTTGCGTATACTGGGGTTCTTGGTGAAACCACTTTTGGTACTACTACTAGAATAACTAAGCAAGCACACGGTGGTATCTTTTTTACTTCCGCGAACAACAGAACTTGGACTCCTCATCAAGACGAAGACCTGATGTTTGTTGTACATCGTTGTAACTTTAAGACCGACGAAGCACAGACCCTACTTACTGCCAATAAAAACTTTGATTGGCTATCCTTTACTGCTGATGGATGGGAAACTGGGTCTCGTTCTGGATTCGTAGTTGGTGATGAATTGAACAGCATGACCTTTACAATTACAGATGGTGGAACCGGATATGGCTCCGACCCGACAGTTACAATTACCGATAACAATGGTCTGGGAACGGGTGCAACCGCAACCGCTCAGAGAAGTGGTGGTGTGGTTACAAGCATTACGCTAACAGACCCCGGCTCTGGTTTTACTAGTGAATCTGATATCAGTGTAGCATTCTCTGGTGGAAGCCCGTCCACAACTGCTGTTGCAACGGCTACTCTAAACAGAGGTATTATCCGATACATCGAAGACGGTCCTTCTTACAAGGTCGAGGTTACTGATGGTCGCTTTTACGATACCAATACAGCAGCAAACCCAGCAAGAACTCTTGTTGGTGGTGTAGAAACATTTGGCACAGTTTCTGCAATTGGTGATCGGGTTGTTAGTGCTTATGTACTAAAATCTTCAGAAATAAATCCAGCCAGTTTTGGTTCGATTACAAAGACCATAGCACTCACTGATACTGGTGCAGGTGCTGCTGGTTCAACTTTCGTGGACTTGGATACCAATACCACGGTTGAGCTTGAAACAGAGAAAACTATTTACAGCTATTCAAATGAGGCAGATAGTTATTCTGGAAACAAGACAGCAAACGCATCATTTGTTCTTCAAACAAACAAGAATAATCTTTCGCCAATGATAGATTTGGCGTCACTGTCAATGGGTGTTTTTAAGAACAATATCAATAATGATGCCTCTACTGAAGAAGTTCGTTTTGGTGGGGACTCAACTATGAAGTATATCTCCAAGACGGTCATTCTTGCCGATGGTCAGGATGCGGAAGACATGCGAGTATATCTGGATAACCAAATCCCAACCGGTTCTAGTGTTAATGTATTTGGTAAGTTCATGGCGAAAGAAGATGACGGTGAAATTAATGACGATATTTTCTGGAAAGAACTTGAACTTGAAACCGGTCCATTGGTCGCTACAGAGAGTTTTGCCGAATACGTGTATAAGATTCCAGACAAAGCAAGCAGTTCTGGCTTGAATGCTGGTGTCTTCGAATATGATGTTGATCGTATTTCTGCAATAGGTATTTCTGCAGGTGGTAGTGGATATGGTTCTGCTCCAACGGTAACCATTTCACACACTGGAGATGGGTATGGAGCAACAGCAGAAGCTATCATCTCTGGTGGTGTAGTTACTGAAATCCGAATTACAAATCCGGGTCGTGGATATACTGGTGGTGTTATTACTGCTACTCTAACCGGTGGTTCACCTTCAGTGGCAGCTACTTTGAACACACCCACAACCAACACAGTGACCTATAGCACTTATAAATATTTTGCAATAAAGATTGTTCACACTAGTCCAAATACAACGCAAATTCCAAAATCATCTGGATTGAGGGCGTTTGCATTGCAGGCATAAAAATGAACTTAGAAAAAAAGGCAAAAGAACTTAAATTGGGTGATATACATGTTGCTACCGAGGCACCGGGGTTTCATAGGAGTGTAAAAAACAAGGCACTTTTAAACACGGACTCTCGTGGGTTGGCTGAGTATAAAGCCCAAAGAAAGGTTCGTAAAGAACAGCAAAAGAGGCTTGATAAATACGAGCAAGACGTTGAAGAAATTAGAGATGACGTTACTGAAATTAAGGATGCCCTTAGAGCCATTCTTAATAAAATGTCTAATGAAAATTAACAAGTATAAATAGTTGTACATATATAAAAGGAGAACTTAATGTCAACTTTAACCCTTCGATCTGTTAAAGGTAGTCCCTTAACAAATACAGAGGTCGATGATAATTTCACAAACCTGAATACTGATAAGTATCAGTCGGGGGATTCTCCTAGTTTTGCTGCATTAACATTGACTGATTCACACACCGCTGCGGCTGAATTGATAGTTGCTGCTGGTTCTGTTCAGGGTGATGCGGCTGCAATTACTAAAACGCATGCCATAGTCACCACTGCCACTGCTGATCAGGGAGTCCAATTGACCGCAGCAGCACTAGGGCTGACACATGAAGTAACCAACGAAACTGCTGTTAATGTTAAGGTTTATCCACAAACTGGAGAAAATATCAATGATCTTGCATCCAACATTGCAATTGATCTAGCTCCCGGTGCGACTTTAAAATTCGTAGCACGAGACGGTACTGAGTTTAGAACTCGGGTCGATGTAGTAATTTATGACGAAGGCGGCAACCGTCTAAACTAGAGTATTTAAATGCGCCCATTACGAATTAAAGCGTCAGGTACACCTATAGCCTCTGATAATTTTCAGGGTCTGCAGGCAATGACCGATGCAGAGATTAATGAATATCTGTCTTATGTTGTAACTAATAAATTTGCTACAGATACTGACGGCACCGGTGCGGGTGAGCTAAACGTAGATACAGCAAACCTTCTTACCGGCTCCGCAATCGGTACTTTCATAGATACAATTCGTGATGAGACCATTGGTACGCATCCAGCTACGGGGGCCACTACCCCTACAACCTATTATTTTAAGCAAGTCACCGCTGCAGTCGCAGAAAGCATAACCAATCGTCCAGTCGGTTGGGATAATGGCGTCAATGAGTTTACCGATGCTGAATTGGATGTTGATATTCTGGATAAAATTATTCAGGATATGGTAACAGAAACAGACTATACTGTTGGACAATATCAACTTAAGGCAACTTCTCCTGTTGGTGGTACTTGGACTTCTAGGTATACAATAACAGATACTAGACAGTCTGGAAATCTCACCACAACACTTTGGCAGAAAACCGCCCCAACATCTTCAGCAAATGCTGATTTAACCGCTTTGAAAATTGAGAATCAAACTTCATTGAGAGGAATGACTGCTGCTGAGATTGAACAAATTGTACCAAATTTCAGAAATAGAATTGTTGAAGATTATGGTACCACGCCGGGGGTTGGGTGTTACCTTGTACAAGCTACTGCTCCTACCGAAACCGGCACTTGGGTCCAAATGGGAGATGACCTTATCGATACCAGACAAGAAAATCTGGACGATGCCTACGCAGGAAATTTCGATCAAGCTTTTACTGGTGCTTACACCGGAACACAAGACTATACTGGTGCTTATACTGGAACATTTACTGGTGTATATACTGGTGATTACGATTTTTCATACTCTGGTTTTACTGCGGTATTTACCGGTTCATATACTGGTGGGTATGACCAAACATTCACGGGGCCATACACTGGCGAAGCAGATTTCACTGGTGCCTACACAGGAACCTTCACTGGTGCTTATTCTGGACTAACGATACAAGCGACTACTGAAGACGTAACTAATCTGAAGCTTTGGTTACGAACAGCTTAAGCTGTTATATATAGTATTATAATTTATTTTATGGAGTGTTATCATGACAGACATGACTGTTCCTGCAGATAATGTATCTGTGGAAATTCCCCCCGAACCACCAAAAAAAGAATATCTAAATCCCTACTGGTCCAACAAGGAAAATCGTCACCTTATAGTTACGATTAAATTCCCCAATGGAAAAACTTCCACTGCATCTATTCAAGACACGGATGGTAGTAACCCAGACATGAAAGAAATTATGAAGGTTTATACCGAGGAAGACATTGATGCTAATACACAAAAGGGTCTTGATGTCCGTAATGAAAAAATCCGAAAACATGCAGAGAGAAAAGAATCGCAAAAAGCAAGGGCAAAGCAAGAGGCGCTTTTTGCAATTAAGCTTGAGATGTTTGAAATCGATACAATCAAAAATTCAGAAAATAAAGAATTGAAAAGACGCATTAGAAAAGCGAAGACCATTCCTGAAGCACAAGCCTACTGTACAATTTTGTTAATGAAAGAGATGGAAAATGAGTCAAAGTAAAGGATTTGTAATAGTAGCTTCCAAGAAAAAAGCATTCTACAAGTATGCAAAAATTCTAGCAGAATCTGTTAAGGATTTTTATGAGGACGCGAACATAACTTTTTTTACCCATGCAAACTGGATTGAAGAAGAAGACCTTGAATTGTTTGATAATATAGTTTTCGAGGGCATTCCAGACCACCCAAGAGCAAAACTTTGGGCACTGAATAAAACACCATACGACATAACGGCATATCTCGATGCAGATATGATTTGTGAACATGAAGATATAAGAAATGTATTCGATCTTTTACCAGAAGACAAGGATATTGTATTCACAAAGAACCGACCTTATAACGCCGCCTTGACTAAGTTATCGGAATCAGAAGAAATGACATGTCATTGCGGCTTTTTTGTTTATAGAAAAAATGATGAAACAATGTCTCTGATGGGTGCTTGGTGGACCGAGTATTGTAAACAGTGGGAACCCGACTATGATATGATGCACTATCCAGAAAGTGCTAGGAAGTGGGACACCTTCACTATGTGGAGGCTTCTTGAATATGGGCATCAAAAAGTAGATTGGGGATATATAGAAGAGCCTGATGCTCGTTGGAATTTTGTTAATGGATACCACTACGAAGAATTGCAGGGTACCGAAATCGTTCTGTACCACCATACCATACCAAAGGACGAACTCATTTGAAATGGGTAGACATACATAACCAAGAGTTACTTGATATACTCACTGCTTATAGTGACTGGTTTTTCACGACTGATCTAGAACCACTGGAAAAGGTGTGTGATAATCCTAAGCGACATTGTGATACTAAAATTGACGATGGGTGTAGTCATAAGTACCTTTTGGAGATTTTGAATAAGCGAGAAGAACATATTGGATTCCCAGAGAAAGCATTCAGTGTCGATTTAGCCCGAGAAGAAAGGGTTCCCTCTGAACACAAGAAAAAGCGTCTGGAGATATGCACTACCCTTTGTTCGTATTTGGGGGCTCGCAATCAAGCAGTCAATGTTTTCTATCCAGCCGGTGGATATATGGGATGGCATACCAACTGGAATGCCCATGGCTATAACATATTGCTTTCATATTCAAAAACAGGCAATGGGTTCTTTCGATACAAAAACCCATTACTGAACCGAAAAATCGTAACCATGGATGACAGGCCGGGGTGGTCTTGTAAGGTTGGATATTTCGGAAACAAACAGGAGCACAGCGATATCTATTATCACTGTGCCGGTTCTTATGAGCCTAGAATTACATTAGGGTTCATAGTTCCTCACAAAGAAATGTGGGAAGACATGATTGAAGACATTTCTGGAAACTAGCTCTTAGTTCCAATCACCATAAACCTATCAAATTCATTTAACCCGTCGAAAGTCCAGTACTTCTGTTTAATAGAACCTTCATAGTATGGGTTACTGATACCAGTATTTTTCTTGTGCTCTTCAATACTATCTACGCAATTGATACCGTACATTTCTTTGATCACGTTTGAGTTTTGAATGGCGAAAACACAATCTGGATTGGCTGTGGTTAAATCTTTCAGTGGGTACATTGTTTCCGCACACATTGAAATTACAATATCAGTTTCCAATGCATTGATATCATGAAAGGCGAACGGTACGTCCCAATTTAGGTGAGATAAATCAGTTCCTTCATCAACGTAGTTCTTATTAAAAATTTTAGATAGTTCTAACGCATCTTTATCAACGTCGATAAGATTGATTTTAGCAACATCAAAATTTTCACACAGCATGGGAACTAGTGGAAAACCAAGCCAAGAATTTAAGATGGTTATATTTAGACCCACATTCTTTTTGGTTGGCATGTTTGACAAAGTTTCACACAGCCAAATGGTAGCCTCCATGGAATTGGGGTTCAAAGATTTTCTGAAATCCTCATGTTTATGTGGCATTTCATGATGTATTTTGTCTAGAGCATTACCCCAGTGGGCAAAGTTGTTTAAAAAATCAAAGCTTAACATCTTCAGGTCTCTCCATAGAGTCATATAATCTTACAAGTGGGTCTTCCCGTATTACTCTCTCTTCAATATCTGAGGGCCAGACAAAGCCATTGTTGAAGCTATATACCCAGCCAGACGGGAAGAAATCAAAATTGAGCAATCGTTCTCGTTGGTGACCAAACATATTGTCCAGCCCCCGGTAATAAAAAAACATTTGTGACGGATAAGACTTGACAAAGTGTGTGAGTTTGTCAGAATCAAATCGGTCATTCCATCTTAGGATAGAGGAATTGAACTCGGTGTATTTCCAAGGAGTGTCTTTCACATCCTCTTTCATTTTATTAAGGTTGTGCCACCAAGTCTTGATAAAAACTAAATTGTTACCGGGTTCATAATCAACAATACAATCTATATTCTTCTGGATAAAAACATCAAGATCAAAGAATAACTTTTCACCTTTCTGTGTTACCACGCTTCGATCAAATAGATGAAGTTTATTCCACCATTTCTCATAATAGCTATTTTCTGGTATCGGAATTACTTCAATTTCTGGCCTCAATCCAAAGGGCATTTCTGTCAAACAGAAGAACTTAAAATCCCCTGTTATGTGCTCTTCGCACATCCTATAGATTTCATTCACATGATCGTGGGAATATTTCTGCCCCCACTTCACTGTATAGATATTAATCATCGCCAATGCTCCAATAAATCTGGGTCAGCCAGATCATCTTGTTTGGTGCTACCCCTACTAGAATCTTCAAAAGGTAGTAAATCAATATTAAACACACATAGAATTGAGTCCGGTCTATATTTATCTACTTCCAAATCCCTCGCACCCCAATCTCTTCCCCGGTTGTAAGAATACGCCATGTGGCTGGGGAAGTGTCCCCAAAGTTTATTCTCACTAAAGTCTCCCCACCTCCAACTGTGGTAGTTGTCTGTACCATCTGTAAATGTGAACCAGATTCTTTCTTGATGTTCCAACACATCTTTCCAGATCACCTCGCACTGGTCATCGCTCCAGACCTGACAGCTTCCGTTGGTGTATGCACCATGCGCCAGCTTAAAATTGCGTGACTTCATGGGTCTCGGGTCTTGCCACCAACTTCTAAGCTTCGTCGGCCTATCCAGATCGTACATGATGATAGGCTCCATGTCGTTCTGAATGATTACGTCAAGGTCGAGAAATACAAATCTGCCAGTAGGTTTATCATCAGCAAAATTATGAGTATTAAAGACAAAAGTTTTAGGCCGGTCCCAACAACGAGCCATACCGTACTTGAAGTTATCAGAGCCAAACCAATACTTAGGATGAATATCGGGAATATCAGGAAACTCAATGACTTTAATTTCAGGTTTAAGACCTTCAGGCAAATCGGTATAGCAATAAAAGTGAACATCAAATTTATCTGGATTGGTATTGCGGAGGGCCATGTTATAAAGCTTGTTAACAAAGTGTGGTCCATACTTAGTTCCCCATTTACAACAGACGTAGTTGACTCGGATTAAGTCCCCCATAATGTTAACAACCTATCGTCTTCAAGTTGGTCAAGTTTGATTTGAGACTTTGCCCTTGGGTCTGGTGTCAGATCGGTGTTAAAAATACATACCTTAGCATCCGGTCTGTATGTAAATGGTTCTAGATCATTTGGATACGTCATGCCCCGATTGTAACTATACACCCAATCGTATGGTATGTTTGCCCAGAAATCTCTTTGTCTCCAATAATGGTAGTTGTCGGTGCCTTTGAAAAAAGTTTTGAAAATCATTTCCGAGTTTTCTAGTGCATCATGATATATGTGCTTTGTTTGTTCACCATACCATAACATCATACTTGAGTTATAAAATGTTCCTCGCATGTCAATGAAAAGTCTTTCATGTTTTTGTTTAGGGTTTTGCCACTGAACATGAATAAGTCTGGGTTTGATTGCGAGGGCGTCTAGCTCATCCAAATTGTTTTGTATGATCACATCAAGATCAAAGTAGCACCATTTTCCTGTGTGTCCAGTCCACTCTTGGGAATTAAACACCAAAAATTTAGCCCGGTCCCAACAATACCCTTCTTCCCCAAACCAATATTTTGGGTGTAGTTCACCATCATCAGGGATTGGAAGTGTGTCACACTCAATACCTTCAGGGTCATCTGTAAAACAGGTGAATGTAAATTCTTTTGTGTAGTTCTTTCGGACCATGTTGAATAGGTTATTCACATAATCCGGGGTGTACTTATCTCCCCATTTGAGGCACACAAAATTCATATTCTTTCTCTATGTTAGGAAAATCATCTTGACCATTTAGCAAAGCTATCCTATACTCTGGTTTGTACTCACTACCGGAGAACTTGAAGGAGTATATCATTTCTTCAGGCCAGTGTTCAAAGGTAAAACTTTCATGAAATAAAAAGCGATCATCCCCGGCATACTTGACCATGAAATAATCTTGGTCCTCTAGCCAGTGATCGTATATATATTTAGCATCTTCCCACAGCATCACGCTGGAGTTGAAGTTGCTCAAATAATTGTAAGACCACCTATCATCCACATGGTATGGAAATTCGGTAGGTTTCCAATAAGTATAGCAAATCACAGGGGTCTTGTCAAGAGCATCGAACAAAATATCTATATCTTGTTGAATCCGCACATCTAGGTCTAGATATAGTATTTTTCCTAGATTATCATACTGAAATAGCTTGATTTTTTCCCAGTGACCCTCAATTTCCCAGTCTATGTCAATTATCTGGATGTTTTCATTGATTCCTGATGGATTATCGGTCACACAGACATAGTTATACTTCCCACCGGTAGCCTCGTATATCCGATTCACATCTTCGTGGGAGTACTTATCACCGTACTTCAATGTCAAAATAGTCTTCATTAGATTATTGATTGTATAAATAATGTAATACACCAATACTTATAAGACTTTTCATATGACTCTAACAAAAAATCTCGTACTGAATCAAGGCGCATCTTTCAGCCAAGAATTCATCATTACTGATTCTGCTGGTGCTGTCCGTAACCTTACTGGGTACACGGCAACTGCTCAGATGCGAAAAAGTTATTTCACACAAACCAACGTGGTGTTTACCGTTGCACAAGTGGATGTTGAGGGGAAGATTACAATTAGTCTAGATGACACAGCAACCGCTGCACTTTCAATCATACCATCTAATAGATACGTGTATGACGTTGAGATAACGGATGGTTCTAATGTAGAGAGGGTCAGAGAAGGTATCATAACAATTAAGCCAGAGGTTACGAAATAATGGCGCTATCGACTAGACAAGAGCTAATAGAATATTGTCTTCGAAGGCTTGGTTTCCCTGTAATTGAAATCAACGTTGATGAAGATCAGATTAGTGATCGAATTGATGACGCTCTCCAGTATTGGTATGAGTACCATTTCGATGGTAGACAAAAGATTTTTATAGAGCACAGGGTATCAGGTGATACACTGACTCTTGCTGCACCAGAAGCAGATAACTTTACTATTGGCGAAAGGTTGACAGGGGATGTCTCTGGAGCCACCACGATATACAAAGTAAAAACTTCAGACACAGAACTTGAAGTGGAAGGCACACGAGGAACATTCCAAGACGGTGAAACCATAACCGGTACAAACGGTGGAGGCTCTATACTAGCTGGTGCGAGTGCATTCACTGCAGGTGATATGTCAAACAAGTATGTCCCCGTTGGTGACGGTGTGTTGTTTGTCAATCGCATGTTTAACTTCGGTGGGGCTACAAACTCAACCAGAAGCGGTTCGGAAATTTTCGATGTGATGTACCAGTTCCGACAGAACGATCTTTACAACTTGCTTGGTGCAGATATGACTTACTATGCAGTAGTTCAGTCACATCTATCGACACTTGAGCAGTTGCTGGTTAGTCAGAGACAAATAAGATTTAATCGAAAGATGAATCGAATCTATGTAGACACGGACTGGGACAAGACATTCAACCCCGGTGACTATGTGGTGTTTGAGGCATATGCGACAGTAGACCCAACGGAATTTTCTGAAGTCTATGATGACATGTTCCTGAAAAAATATGCCACAGCACTTATCAAGAGACAGTGGGGCAGTAACATGAAGAAGTTCGGCGGGATTCAATTGCCCGGTGGAGTTACTTTGAATGCAGATCAAATTTTTGAAGAAGCCAATGTGGAGATATTGCAGATAGAAGAGGACATGCAGCAGAAGTACGAGTTACCCCCAAGATTTATGATAGGGTAATACCATGCCTACAAATCATTATTTCCAATCAGGCAACACCAGTGGCACAACTGCTGAACAGCGACTAGTTGAAGACTTGGTTATTGAGAGTTTAAAAATTTACGGACACGATGTTTACTACGTGCCCCGGACTCTCGTGGATGAGGATGAAATTTTTGACGAAGATACTCTGTCCGAATTTAATCAAGCATATCCACTAGAAATGTACCTAGAGAACGTAGAAGGGTTCGATGGGGACGGTGACCTGTTCAGTAAATTTGGTATAGAGGTTAGAGACAAAGCAACCTTTGTAATGGCGAAACGCAGATGGGAAGATAATGTAATCACATCTGGTGGAACTTTTACTCAGGACTCAAGACCATCTGAGGGTGATCTTTTATTTTTTCCTAAGACTGGTTCTCTGTTTGAAATCAAGTATGTGGATTTCCAGAATCCTTTTTATCAATTGGGTAAAATCTACACCTTCAAATTGGAATGTGAATTGTTCGAGTACAGTTCAGAGAGATTCAACACTGGTATTGAAGACCTTGACAACATCTATACTGATCAGAATCTTGACATGCTGCAATTTGAATTTTTACTGGAAGACGATACCAAACTTCTTCTGGAAAATTCCAGCAACTTGATACTAGAAGAATATGCTGCAGTCAAGTCTACAGAGAATACCGACAACATTAACTTCACCAATACTGATGAAGCAAGTGATATATTGGATTTCACTGAGATTAATCCATTCGGGGAAATAAGAAACTAGTATGTTTAAGAATAAGCAATTTTATCACCAGCACGTAAAGAGAGCAATCGTTGCTTTTGGTATGATATTCAATAATATCAATATCAATCGTGTGGATGGTAGTGGCATAACCCAACAGGTGATGCGGGTTCCTTTGGCGTATTCTACCAAACAGAAGTTTCTGTCTCGTATAAGATCGGTAACAGATACTGAATCCCGTGGTGAGGTTGCGATCAATCTGCCTAGGATGGGTTTCGAGATTACGAGTCTGGACTATGACTCTACAAGAAAAATCTCCCCCATACAAAAGAACAAGGTAACCAACAACAGTTCCCTTAACGTGTCTCGGGCATACGTATCTACACCCTACAACATGTCCCTGTCCCTGTATGTTTTTGCTAAGAATCAGGAAGACGGTCTTCAGATCATTGAGCAGATTCTTCCATTCTTTAACCCAGATTTTAACGTGACAGTCAATGAGTTGCCTGAGTTGAATATTAAAAGAGATATTAAAATTACTCTGGACAATATAGGCTATGATGATTTGTACGAAGGGCCATTTGCCGAGAGACAGAGCATCATGTGGACATTGAACTTCACAATGAGACTCAACTTCTTTGGATTTGTTTCTAATGAGAACATCATTAAAGAAGCGATTGCCAAGACGTATGATGATACGGATAGTTCGAACATTAAGTCTTACTCACAAATCACTGCCAGTGTTGCGACCACCAATGCTACGGCTACTGCTGTTACCGATGGTGATGCTATCACAAATGTATTAATCGACCATATAGGTAGCGGATACATCAACGCACCAAACATCACAATTTCTGGTGGTGGAGGTTCTGGTGCCACGGCTGTAGCCACAATAGAAGATGGTTCGATAAACACCATAACTGTTACTGCGGGCGGTACAGGATACACCACAGCCCCAACAGTGACTATCGATGCACCACCAGACATAGTTGACCCACCGGGACCAGATGACCCGTTCAGGTTCTTACTGGAATTTGAAAATGTTATTGAGGATTAAAAATGAGCACTTTCGATAAACTGGATGAAACATTTAATACAGAGTCTACTGAAGAACTTCCTATTGAAACTAAGGTTGAAGAGGAAAATCTTCCAGTTGTGGCTTCTGAAGACCTTCCAGAAAAAGAGTTGGAGGATGACTATCAGTCAGCAAGACAGACTCTGAAAGACGCTGAGAGCTTTACTAAAGAAGCCATACAGGGCATGATGAAGGTTGCTAAGAATAGCGATCAACCCCGAGCATGGGAAGTGACTGGACAACTCATAAAAACCCTGCAAGATAATGCAGGAGCTATGATGGAAGTCCAAGAGAAAAAGAAAAAGGTTACTGGAGTCACGCCAGCAGCACCCAATAAAGTCACCAACAACATTTTAATGGCAGGGACAACAAAAGAATTGCTGGATGCCTTGAATAAAAAGGACGGTCCCGTAACAATCGATCATGAGTAAAGCACTAAATTCCTATCATGGAAATCCTAACCTAAAAGGTCTTGGATATCAACATGAGTTTACGGAAGACGAATTAAAAGAATACGTTCGATGTAAGAACGACCCAATCTATTTCATAGAGAATTACTGTAAGATTGTAACTCTAGATGATGGTCTTCAATACTTTAAATTATATGAGTGTCAAAAGAAAAAAGTTGACCTCATCTTAAATAATCGAAAAGTAATCTTGATGGAAGGTAGACAGCAGGGTAAGACTGTAACTGCCGCAGCCTGTATTTTGTGGTACACCATTTTTGACTCAGATAAAACTGTTGCCATCATGGGTAACAAGACTGCCTCTGCTCGTGAGGTATTAAATCGTTACCAGATCATGTATGAAAACCTACCTCTGTGGATGCAGCAAGGTGTTAAGACATGGAACAAAGGTGACGTTGAATTAGAAAACGGTTGTAAGATTTTCACTGCTGCGACCACCGCTTCTGGTATTCGTGGTAAGTCTGTTAACTGGCTGTATATCGATGAGGCTGCAATCATTCCAAACAATGTCGCAGATGAATTCTTTGCTTCAGTATACCCCACGATTTCAGCGGGTGAGACTACTAAGATTCTTCTTACGTCTACTCCACTTGGTTACAACCACTTCTGGAAGTTCTGGAATGAGGCAGAGAAGGGTCATAATGGTTTCGTACATCACTTCATCCCGTACACTGAGATTCCGGGCAGAGATAAGGCGTGGGCTGATGAGCAATTCAAGCTACTTGGTGAGCTTAAGTTTAACCAAGAGGTACTTTGTGAGTTCCTTGGTTCTGCCAACACCCTCATTAGTGCTCGTACAATTGCGAACCTTAGCTCTAAGGAGCCAATCTTTTACAACGATGATGGTCTCAACATATATAAGGCACCAGAAGAAGGTCACTTTTATACCATCATTGCAGACACTGCGAGGGGTATTGGTGGAGACTACTCAGCCTTCGTGGTTATTGACATAACTGAAATGCCTTATCAAGTTGTGGCTAAGTACCGGAACAATAAAGTCGCTCCGATGCTATATCCAGAGATAATAAATAAGATAGGGGTGGATTATAACAATGCGTTTGTCCTGATTGAGAACAATGATATTGGTGGGCAGGTGGTAGAAATTCTTCATGAAGAAATTGAGTATGAGAATATCTTCCAGACAGCCACAGAAAAATCTCGACAGTATGTAACAGCGGGATTTGGTAAGACTAGTAGATTGGGGGTCACCACTTCCAAACAAGTTAAAAGGCAAGGATGTTTTTCCTTTAAGTCACTTATAGAGGAACAGAAGCTTCTCCTTTTTGATGCAGATATAATCCATGAAATTTCTACCTACATTGAAAAGGGACAGACCTATCAGGCCGATGAAGGATATCATGACGATCTGGTAATGTGTTTAGTTTTATTTGGGTGGCTTTCCACGATGCCTTTCTTCGCAGACCTTGTGAATGTTAATACAAGGGAAGAATTGTATAACCAGATGGCACAAGAAATACAGAAACACATGACTCCATATATAAGAAATGATGGAAATACCCCAGCACCGGCAATGGTTGCTTCAGGAGATTATTGGATAGAAGATGAAAAATTTGATGACCACTACAGAAAAGCCTTCAACCTCGACTGACTTTATTACTAAGTTGGATTTTAAGTTTGATGTGGCTGCTCTGAGAGAGGATATGGATGACTTTACATTTATGCTGGACGATTACAGCAGGAATGAGTGTACAGTCTATAACCAAATGGGATTGAAGCACAGGAAGGGTGCTGAGAATGTCCATATAGATTCCATGGGGAGTTTATATGACCGTGAAAAAAAGGAAGTCATATCAAAAGAAAGTGACTTCTCAGAGTACAATCCGAATATCGGAATGTACACTAAGTCTGTTATAGAAAAAATAGAAGAAGAACAAAAAATAAGAATAGGTAGAGCCAGATACATGACCCTACTACCCAAGACGGGGCTAAGTGTACACTTCGATATAGAAGAGAGGCTACACTTAGTATTGAAAACCAACAAGACTGCGTTCATTGCGAACTATACAGGGGATGAAGGTTGTGAAGCTATTTGTACCCATTTACCAGCAGATGGTTACGTATACAAAGTAGATACTACCCGAAACCATTTTGTATATAATGGTGGTTGGGAGGACCGCATTCACTTAGTTCTATGCATTACTTGAATTTCTGTTATTTATAAATATTCTAAGTAATTTACAGAAAAACGCAGTAATTTTTAATAAGGAGAAAAGATATGGCTTTTCAGCTATCACCGGGAGTACAGGTAACAGAAAAAGACCTAACTTCAGTTGTTCCCGCAGTGGGAACTTCCATTGGTGGTTATGCAGGCGATTTCCCATGGGGGCCTTGCAACGAAGTAACCACAATCACAAGTGAAAACGAATTAGTAAGACGTTTTGGTAAACCCCCTGCTACTGCTTATGAGGGTTGGTATTCCGTGGCGTCTTTTCTAGCTTACACTGACAACTGTAAGGTGGTTCGTGCAGTAGATACTGCTGCTGCTCTTAATGCCACATCAGATGGTGCAGGGGTTCTGATTACAAACGAAGACGATTACGAGAACAACCATGAAGCTGGTGGTGCTGGTGATGGCATGTGGGCTGCTAAATGGCCCGGTCTTGTTGGCGGCAACCTGCTTGTTTCTTTCGCAGACAGTTCTGGTGACGGTACCGCTATGGAAACCTACACTGACTGGGCGTATGCAAATCAGTTTGATTTCGCTCCGGGTACTTCAGAGTTTGCTGCTGCAGACGGTGCTTCTGATGACGAACTGCACATCATTGTAATCGATGCCGGTGGTTACTTCACTGGTCAGGCTGGTACTATCCTTGAGAGGTTTGCTGGTGTTTCTAAAGCATCCAACGCAAAAGATTCCTTGGGTCGTTCTAACTACTACAAGACGGTAATCAATCAGCGTTCACAGTACATCTGGTGGACTGACCATCCAGTTTCTGCTCCTACTTGGGGTGGCAGTACTCTTGGTGGAACCGCTTTTGCAGATGGTCATACTGCTGCAGAATCCACGGTTACTCTTGGTGGTGGTGCTAATGGTACTACCGTCGATGCTGACGTAGTTACTGCTTTGGACCTGCTTGAGAACGACGAACTTGAAGACGTAAACTTGATCTTCTCTGGTAACGGTTCAGCCACGGTCAACACAAAGATTCAGTTGGTTTGTGATACTCGTAAAGATTGTATCGGTTTTGTATCGCCACCTTCTGCTGCTGTTCTGGACAATGTTGGTTCTGAGGCTGCAGACATTGTAACCAATGCAGACACTTATACTCGTAGCTCTTACATGGTCTACGATTCTGGTTGGAAGTATATGTATGACCGCTATTATGATCGCTACTTGTACGTTCCCTGTAATGGTGACGTAGCTGGTCTTTGTGCGAACACTGACTATGTAGCAGACCCTTGGTTCTCGCCTGCCGGTTTTAACCGAGGTAAGATCAAGAATGCTCTTAAGCTGGCATACTCTCCAGACAAGGCAGATCGTGACACACTTTATCAGAAGGGTGTTAACCCAATAATAGCGGCTCAAGGCTCTGGTATTACTCTGCTAGGTGATCGCACTATGCTGGACAAGCCAAGTGCTTTTGATCGAATCAACGTTCGACGCTTGTTTATTGTTCTTGAGAAGGCTATCGCAACTGCTGCTAAATTCCAGTTGTTCGAATTCAACGATGCCTTTACCCGAGCACAATTCAAGAACTTGGTAGAACCTTTCCTGCGTGACGTACAAGGTCGCCGGGGTGTGTATGACTTTAGAGTAATCTGTGATGAGACCAACAACACTCCAGAGGTCATTGACCAGAATGGATTTGTTGCTGATATTTTTATCAAGCCTGCTAAGTCAGTTAATTTCATTCAGTTGAACTTCATTGCAACTAGAACGGGCATTTCTTTTGAAGAGCTTATCGGTTAACTGGTATAAATAAAGAATAAACAGGAGATATAAATGAATATTACAGAGTTTAAGTCACGGTTAGGTGCTGGTGGAGCCAGACCCAATCAGTTTAGAGTCCTTCTGGGATTTCCAAGCTACGTGCCTAATGTAGATACTTCATATAGCCTTCTGGTAACTGGCGCAGCGGTTCCTGCTTCCACAGTGAACCCTGCCATTATCCAGTACCGAGGTCGTGAAGTTAAACTAGCAGGCGAGCGTATCTTTGACCCATGGACAATTACAATCGTTAACGACACAGAGCAGAATCTGCGTCGAGCTTTCGAAGCTTGGATGGAAGGTATGAACACTGTTGCTGAAAACACAGGTGTACTGACTCCTTCTGACTACCAATCTGACATTGTTGTTCAGCATCTGGACCGCAATGATGAAGTTTTGACTGGTGGCACATACACACTTCGAAGCGCATTCCCAATTCAAATGAGCGAGATTGCATTGCAGTATGGACAAAATGATATCTTGGAAGAATTCACTGTAACCTTCCAGTATCAGCATTACGAAAATACATAAAATCTCACAGTAAGGATATAGCATGAATATATTTGGGTTTGAGATAACTCGAAAGCAGCCACCTAAGACTGAAAAATCTTTCGTGGCTCCTTCCGATGAAGGCGGCGTTGAAAGCATACGGGCGGGTGGTTATTACGGCACCTACTTGGATGTGGAAGGCGTTGCCAACACGGAAGCGGAGTTAATCAAAAGATACAGAGACATTTCCCTCATGGCAGACGTTGATACCGCGATACAGGATATTGTGGATGACGCTATTGCCTATCTGGATAATGAAGACCCGGTAAAGTTGAACATGGACAAGGTTAGCCTGTCCAAATCAATCCAAGAAAAAATCCAAGCAGAATTTGAAGGTATCATTGAGCAACTTGATTTTAAGAATCGTGCTCAAGATTACTTTCGTCGTTGGTATGTCGATGGGCGTTTATATTTTCATAAGGTAATTGATACTGCCAAAACTAAGGAAGGTATCAAGGACATTCGTTACATCGACCCGCGCAAAATTACCAAGGTAAAAGAAGTACATAAAGAAAAGAATGCACAGGGTATTCAATTCATCAAATCAGTTGATGAGTACTTCATTTTTAATGATAAAGGTCTAAAGACTAACCCCGGACAATATCAAGCACCTACTAATGACAATGCGCTGAAGATACCAAAAGACACTATTACTTTTGTTCCGTCTGGTATGGTAGACCAAGACAAGAACATTCCTCTTTCATATCTACATAAAGCTATTCGTACAGCAAATCAGTTGCGTATGATGGAAAATGCTGTAGTGATCTACAGGATTACTCGTGCGCCAGAGAGACGTATTTTTTATGTGGACGTTGCCAATATGCCTTCAGGTCGTGCAGAACAATACCTGAAAGATATTATGGACCGCTATCGTAACAAGCTGGTATATGATGCTAGCTCTGGTGAAATCCGAGACGATAAGAAGTTCATGTCTATGTTGGAAGACTTTTGGATTCCTCGTAGGGGTGGTAGCACCGGTACACAAATCGATACTCTACCTGCAGGACAGAACCTAGGACAAATCGAAGACGTAGAATATTTCCAGAAAAAACTGTATCAGTCTTTGAATGTACCCGTCTCCCGTTTGGAGCAACAGGGTGGTCTTAATTTTGGTCGTTCTGCGGAGATTAACCGAGACGAATTAAAATTTACTAAGTTCATTGATAAGCTTCGAAGAAAATTCGGTTCATTGTTTGATGATCTTCTCAAGACTCAGTTGATTCTGAAAGGAATTATCACCGAAGAAGATTGGGATAAAATCAAAGATGACCTCTATTATGAATTTGCTCAAGATGCTTACTATTCAGAATCTAAGGAACAGGAAATTCTTAGAAGTCGAGTAGAACAACTTAATGGCATGGCCCCTTTTATTGGTACTCTTTTTAGTAAAGGGTATGTACAGAGAGAAGTTTTGAAATTAGACGATGAAGAAATTAAGAAAATAGAATCTGAAATCAAGACAGAAGTTCCAATGCCAATGCCAGATGAACAGGAGTTTGCTCCAGAAGAATTCTCTGAGGAACCAACAGAAAAACAAGAGCTTTCTGAAGCAGACGAAGCAACATTACAATTGGTGAAGAGTGCTACTGATTATTTAAATAATGGTAATTAATTATGGAAAACCCAAAAGACTTAGGTAAGACGCTTGGGTTAGTCGTTGCTTTAATAGACCGAGTTAAAAACGAACTAAAAGCTGAGATAGACGCTCTGACCAGAATGGCTGGACCCAAGGGGGATGCTGGTGCAACTGGAGAAAGGGGCGAACAAGGTGATCGTGGACCAAAAGGTGAGACCGGATTGCCGGGTATTGCTGGTCCCCGTGGAGACGTTGGAGCGGTAGGACCACAAGGGATACAAGGCGAGCGTGGCGAGAAAGGAGACAAGGGTGAGCAAGGCGAGACTGGACCCAAGGGCGATGTGGGTGAGGTTGGTCCACAGGGCGAACAAGGCATACAAGGTGTTGAAGGACTGGTGGGCCCCATTGGTCCTCGTGGTGATGTCGGTCCTGTGGGTGAGACAGGAGCACAGGGACCAAGTGGACAACGTGGTGTTAAGGGAGAAAAAGGTGACACGGGACCACAAGGAAAGCGTGGAGAAAAAGGAGAAATAGGAGCCCGAGGTCAGAAGGGGGCCAAAGGTGCTAAGGGTGACAAAGGTGACACCGGAGCACAAGGCCCTAAAGGTGAGAAAGGTGCCAAGGGTGATAAAGGAGCCAAAGGTGCTAAGGGTGACAAAGGAGATAAGGGCGAGAAGGGCGATACCCCAGAGATAGACCTCGACCCTATCAAGAAAGACCTTGAGAAAAATTTCGAGACCTTCACGACAAAATTAAATACAGATGTACAAAAGTTTAAAGGAAACATCATCAGCACATCAAGCGGTGGTGGTTCAGTAAGAATACTCGACAATGATGATGTTGAGTTTAAGCGGGTCCACCAAGTAGAGGGCAACGCTATTTTGATATTCGACTCAGTGAAAAAGAAGTTTGTCTCTGAGTCACTAGAATCCATATTACAACGACTACAGATAGATTTAGAAGTGCAATACGATAAACTAGTAGATGACGAAGGAAGTTTTACATATGTAGGTGAAGCCACTCCCGGCTCTGCTACATCTGCTGCTGCGTGGAGAATCAAGAGAATCGAGGATGTTAACGGTGATCTTGAGATTCGCTTTGCAAATGCCACAGCAGATTTTGATAAAATATGGGATGATAGGGCAACCTACACATATTAAATTTTATAAATATCAGTATTGATTAGACAATATACAGAATTCCTAATAATAAAAATAAAAGGAGAGAGTTAAAATGGCTCTAATTACAGACCCAGATTTTCTATCACAAGGTCAACAAACAGACGCTACTGGTGTGACTTTTGGTACCCCTTCAGGTTCCGAGGTTACTATTAGTGGTACCGGTCTTCCGGGGTTGGCTGCAGGTGATTACTTTGAGGTTCGTGGTGCTAACCAATCCGAGAACAACGGTCTTTATGTTGAGACTGGTGGTTCCCCCACAACTTCAGATATAACTGCGACTAAGGTTGCTGGTGACAACGGTGCCACTCCAATTGCAGATGCGGTGTCTTCTGCTACATCATTTCTTCACGACGATGATACTGCCGCAGAAGAGAAGTCAGTATACTTCGACGTTTACACCCGTGAAATTTGGCTACTTAAGCAAGGCTCACTAAGTGCAGATGGTGCAACCCTTCAGGCTATTTACTCCTTTGCTAAAGAAGAGTGGAAGGACGATGCTGAGTTGATCAACCATCCTTTCCCATTCGTTGCGATTACACCAGAACAGTTCGAAACCACAGCTAATTGGGCTTTCCATACTGGTACTGATGCTGCTGGTATTGGTGTCGGTGATATCGTACAAGATACTGAAACTCGTAAGCTGGTTCGTACTGGTGGATGGAGAGAGATTTCGATTAACGGCGATATCTTAAAAGAATATGCATCAATTATTACGTTGGGTAACTTTGAAGATAACACCAATGACTTGGCTTATTTCCAACAGGGCGATGACCCAACAGACACTTCTGCTGCTACAGACTTTACTTTTAACGGTCCTGTAAATGAAGCAGTACTTACTTACGACTTGGCTACTCCGGGTCCATTTGCAACAACTGAACTGGTAATTACTGGCACAGACACTATCACTCGCTCTGATGCCGGTGGTAGCTTCATCACTGACGGTTACTTGGTTGGTGGTCAGATCACAATCCTGACTTCAAACGAAGCTGGGAACGTTGGTACATACACAATCACTGCAGTCTCCGCAACAGTTATTACAGTTGACGCCACACCACTTACTAACGTGGCTGACGATACTGGTTTCAGTGCTGCTGTAAATAACCGAAACGTATTGAACGTGTTCTTGCGATCAGATTACCTGTTCCAAGGCGGCGATACTTCCGGTAAGACTTACGCACAACAAGCACTAGGCGATATCGGTGTAAGCGAGGTTTCGAACCAAGTATTTAGATTTCCATTGTCTAATGTTCTTGACCTCAACATCACAGAAACAGATGCTAACGTTGGTACTTCTACTGCTCTTGATTCAGGTAGCGGTACTTACGATGACATTACTGTTAAATTCTTTGACGGTGCCTTTACTCGTGATGTAGATGACCCATCTGGTTCTACTCCACGTTCTTTCGGTATCGTAATTGAAATTGGTGTACATTGTGGTATTGATGGTTCAACTTCTGGTTCAGTACTTACTTCTACTGATGGTGGTATAGATTTAACTGCGTATGACGGTGGTACTCTTGTAATTCACGAAGGTAATGACAAGGGTTCTTATAACATCACCGGAACAACCGCAACCACAATCACGGTATCTGAAACTTTTACCGGAGACACTGGCGCATCCTTTACAGCACAGCGTGAAGACGATGCTGATGTTCGTGTTAAAGCAACCACTACTGAAGTTTATGAAAAAGTTCAGTACTTGCTTCGTCAATCCGTAGATATTAACAGCCATAGCTCTGCTGCGGTTGTTGGTAAAACTGCTGATGCGTTGCTACGATTCATTGGTACTGAATTGGAAGCAGGTCAAGCTGTACCTACTAACCCGAATGGTGGTGGTACTGGTGTTATTGTTGAGGGTCTTCTTGACCATTCAGGTTCAACCTCGAACGATTATACATTCTTCGAGAACGGCTCAACATCAATTGCATTCCCGTTTGTTGCTGGTGGTACTATTTCATTCAACAACAACCTGTTCAACGATGCAGACGCTAACTTCTGGATGTTCTTCACTTACACCAAGCGAACAACTGGAACTACATTCTCAATCTCTGGTGCTTCAGGTCAAGCTGGAACATTGGGTGGTTCTGGGGCGACTCTTCCAGTGCTGGTCGATGATCAGTACATTCGTATTTCCGGGTTTGCTGAAGAGGCTAACAACGGTCTGTATCGTGTTGACGATGCTTCACCAGACACTACTGATGTAACCGTTTTTAAATCTGATGGTACTACATTGGTTGACGAGTCTGCTGGTGCAACTGTTAATATCGATGAAGACCCAATCGATTCTCCTGCTGCCATCATTGTTAATGACAACGATGGTGTGCCAATCGAAGGTGCTATCCCAGCGGCTGTATCGGGTGTTTCTACACGCTCCTTTACATTCGACTACGATAATAATGCACAGGGTGAGCGAACTGCAGGTGACGGTGATGCGGCTATTACAATCCGAGCAATCGGTTTTCAAACTGCTGCATTCGTGGAAACAACCGGTACCATTGGTCAAACCGGTAACAACTTTTCACTCGTTGCGGCTCTGGAACGTAACTACTCCAACGCAGCTTAATCTTTGTTTTGAAAGGGTGGTGGCTTTTGCCGCCACCCATTTTTTAGAGGTATGGTATATGATTATTAGTCTTTCACAGACAGCTAAAATATTGGCTCTCACAGAGGATGAAGTGATGTTCTATGTGCAGAGTAAAAAAATAACAGCAGGAACTAATCAGGAAACTCTCACATGGGAATTTGACATGGATGAGATTCTTGGTTTCAAAGAAGTTCTTGATCAAGCCCGTGAAGAAAAGCGTTTAGAGGAAGAGGCAAAACAAACAGAAGAGGATAACTGATGAAGATTCTTTTTCATTTCGATGAATGGCACAAAGATGTTTGGTCAGGTCGTTATATTGATTTAGATACTTGGTTCATCCTCCGTTCTCTTTGGGATGTTGGTGACATGGCATGTGTTAACAACACAAATCTTGATATCCTAACTGGTCGGTCTAATTTTGAAGTATTTGATACGTTAGATGATTTCATGACTGCTCATTCCGGTGAGCCCATGGTACAGATACAACACGTTTCGAAGACGAACAACTTACTCACAAACCTACCCACCCCAACAGCAGACACATGGTATTTGTTTGGCCCTTCTGCTGGCTTTGAAAATATAAACGGTATTGATGTTGTTAGTATTGGACAAAACGGCGTTGATAGTCACCACGCACCCTACATAGCATCGATTGTAGCACATGAAATTTGGAATAGATAATGGCCGTAACAGCGACAGGCACAGGGGTTAGGAACTCGGCAGATTCCACAACGGGTTGGTCGGCTGGGTCACTGAACACAGAAGGACAGGTTGAAGGCACTGGCTATATTGGTGCCAAGACAGGTTCCGGTATCACTCGTTATAATCATCTCGGCACCCCAACACTAGACTTTACCCCGTCAACCGGCGCTGAAGCGGGGGAACACGTTGTTATTTGGTGGAACGTACTGACCCCGGCGAACATCGACACAGATGCGAACGGCGGTGTCAGGGCTTATGTCGGCAATGATGCGGGAACCAACTTTGAAGAACAGACGATAACGACAGTTGGTTATTCTGGTGGCTGGCAAGCGGCTGCATTTAATCCCCAAATAAACTCTAATGCTGGTGATTTCTCTGGCGGCACATACGACGATTCTGTTGCTGATGCATTCGGAATTACCTATAACATGACAGCCGGTATCATGGGTAACTTCACCAACGCTGGTGTTGACCAGATCACTATTGGTTTTGGTGTTCAGGTAACAGGAACCACCCAATCCTTCTCAGACATACTCACAGCCGAATCTACCAACGTGTGGGGTTGGGTGATTGAATTTGAGGGGGTGCTTTACCCACAAGGCAAGATTGAAATTGGTGACGGTACTACAACTACCACATTTTCAGACACTGATCAGACGGTTGTTTTTCGTAATCAGCCGGTAGCATCTGACTTCTACGAGATTCTAGTAGATACTGATGCGACATGTACCTTTGGGAGTTTGAGTTCTGGTGTTACATCTGGTGGTTGTTTTTTCAACTCTGCAGGAACTGCACAGTATTCTCTTAACGTGGTTGAGGGCGGTACTGTAGAGGCTGTTTTGAATGCTTACGCGAGCACATTTACAAATTTTCGAATTGCTTCATTAAACCCAAGCACAACATGTCAAGACACAACATTCTCAGCAGGTGGGCAGATTGCGTTAAACGGAGCAACACTTACCGGGTGTAACGTTCTATCATCTACGGTGGGTGCTGACACTGGTGCGTTGTTGTTGGATGACGATGTAGAATTTGCTAACAGCGGCTCTCCACTCGTTCAAGATTGTTTCTTTGGTGACAATGCAGCTAACGCAAATTCCGGTGCCATCGAGATTTCTGACATAGGAACATATAACTTCAACAATATTACTTTTTCTGGTAATTCTTTTGATGTTATAAATTCTAGTGGGGGTTTGGTAACAATTAACGTCTCCGGTGGAGATGTGCCTACCGTAAGAAACTTGACTACTTCAACTACAGATGTAGTGGCAGATTTGACTATTACTGTCACTAACATGAAGGACAATACAGAGGTTAGGGTTTTCGAAACCAGTACACTGGACAATACTCCCCCGTATGGAACCCCGACAGAGATAGCTGGCATTGAAAACGCCACAGCAGGAACGACAGATGCTAGAACTTTTGCGTTTACGATTTCTTCTGGTACGGGAATAACCATCAGAACCTTTAATCAAAACTGGTTAGCTGATGATGTTGCGATAACCCCAACTTCTGATCAGGAGGTTCAGATCGCACAAAGGGTTGACAGGGTATTTAGTAACCCGTAAAAAAAGTTATAAATAGTCTATAAGACTTAAATTTATCCTAGGAGAACAAATATGGCAGGTGAAAGATCGTATGTGCAAATTCCACCTGACAGCACAGGAAAACAAATTTCGCATGACCCTTGGCACCGTCTTGGTTACACTACTAGGATTGGTAATCACATTTGGCGAATTGGTGAAAAATACACGGTAAATCGATTATCGGGGAGTCCAGCTACTATTACTGTGACTATGTTCACTGGTACGGATGCTGATACCGGGCAAATAGGTGTGTTGTTTAATAATGTTGACGAGTATGCCAACGTAGAGTTGGCTAGTGGGGATACTATTCTCTATGATGGTTCTACTGTAGCCACATTAACGTTCGACGAAATCATATTTAGTCCCACCACAAAAATTTCTGGTGGAGACAACCCTGAAAATACAGCCAATGTAGACAGAACCGGGTCGATGAACATCCGATTCTCAGACGGCAGACCCCAGACGGATGCTTTTGGTAGACTGCGTGTATCTTCTGGTACGACTCTAGGTGATTATGTTTTTGCTAATAATGAGCTTCCAGAATATTTTTCTACCCTCAAATATGGTAATGCTTCTATCACACATGACGGAGACTTAAGGGCAATGAAACTTGTTTGTCCTTCTGGTACGCCTGCTTCTGGGGCGGTTAACGAAGGTGCTGCTGGATTCTTCGGTGATATTGATTATGTCGCTCACACAACAGATACATACCATCATTACTTTGCTGGGTTCTCTACTGAAGCACTGCTTACAGTTGCGCTAAGTGACGCTGGAAAAACTGGTGTTACCCGAGAGTGGGGTTATTTTGACGAAAATAACGGATATGGTTTTCGTGTAGACGATGACAGCAGTGGTTTAAAGATTTTTATTAGAACTGGTGCTACTGGCTCTGTTACTGAAACTGTTATTGCACAGGCAGATTTTAACAAAGACACTATTTTAGATGGCAGTGGTCTCTCTCAGTTTACCTTAGATTTAACAGACGACAATCTATACTGGATTGACCTTCAGTGGTTGAGTACTGGTCGAATTCGATTTGGTGTTTACTATCGTGGTGAACGTGTAATCATTCACGAACATTATCATGAAGGAACTTTGAATGATGGTAAGCCACATTCACAGTCAGGATCGTTGCCAATTTCCTACGTCCAGTATAATGATACCAGTCAATTGGCTGAATCGACTATGGTTGCTTGGTGTTCTTCTGTACACACAGAACATGAAGTGGACTTATCTACTGTTGGATTAACACAGATAGAAACACTTTCAAAAACATTTGACCCAACTTCAATCGAAAATGGTCAGACGTATGAACTAATTGGGGTATTCGCACCAATAAATGAGAAGCTTGGTTCTAACGGGTCAGTCAATAGAGACATATACATACCAAAATACATTGAGTGTTTAGCTTATCACGCCAATGGTGATGAGGCTTATGTGGAACTAAAGGCTTACGTGGACCCAATTTTGGGTGGTGGTGAAAATTCATTTGATATTATGGATAGCGAGACATTGGATACTCCATTTTTAGTTCCGGTTTCTTCTTCACCTTCCGTTGGTTCTAATGTATATAAGCCGACAGATTATGTATTAGCAGATAGACCTAAGCTTTGGAGTACTACTGTTGGGCAACATAAGTTTGCATCTAACCTTAAAGGGTATTCCATACAAGACCTGTCAAATTATTTTAACGACCATCAGCGTGGCGCTTATAAAAATTATGCTAATGATGGTGGTACTGTGGTTGCACCAGTAACATCGATTACTCCGGGTGCTACAACAACAGTACAGTTTACTTCTGATCATACATTGCGTGAAGGACAACCAATTAAATTTAGTGGCATTGTTGGTACAGTAGGAACAGATGGAACTAATGGTCTGAACTGGGGTTCTGTTAGAGACAACCAATACTACCTCAAAATAACTGGAACAGATACCGCAGAATTGTATGAGGATATAGAGTTCACAACTGCAGTAGATACTACCGCTCTTTTATATACCAGTGGTGGTGATGCAGAGGGTCCATATGGACCGGGGGTTTATTTTGCTGTTGTGGTCAAGCCACTGGCACCTAGTGTAACTATTGCGACAGATATAACAGTGAACATAAGTATTGGTTGGAGAGAGATTAATCAATAATGCATACTTCAACCCACTATGGGTTCTGGAATTATTGGAGTATATACGATACTCCTTCAGACCTGTTTGGTGATCAGAAGGTAACTTTTGATGGACCCAATAAACTCGTGCTTGTCAATCAGGGGGTCACGGAATTAAATTTTGAGACTGATGTTTATTCGGCTTGGAAGGAATGGGTAAAAGACCCCTACCATTTAAACGCAGGGTACGAAGAGGCACTATCTGCGGTTGGTGGAGACGATCTTCCGGGTGAAAGAAAATTGGGAACTACATTCTTCTTCGAGAACGGTTGGAGAATGAGGACATGGGAGGGGAACCACGAGTTGATTCTTTCTGGTAACGTGTTTACTCGTGAGGGTGAAGCGATTTTTATACCAACATTAGACCCATGGACAATTACAATTAACTTGAATACTTCTACTCTAGTGGAGGTTGTTACTCCAAGCATATCCATCGACCAATCAACTATCGATGGAATTGCAGCAGCTTCTGCAGATGCTGTGTGGGATGAGCCGGTTGCAGACCATCAAAATGCCGGTTCTACAGGTGAAACTATCAAAGATACAAACGATGAGGTCAAAAATAGACTCAAACGTAACGAATATCTTGCTAGGATTTAAGAAAATTATAAATATATATACAATTTTAGGAGAAAACCATGACCGGACAAGAAGCGATCAGAGATATGATGGACAGCATGGCATCAGGTAATGCCAGTGAGGTTCAGGATAAATTCAATGCAATCATGCAAGGTCGAGCCACAGATGCCCTAAGTGATTTCAAACAAGAACTGGCAACTAGTGTATTTAAAAACCCAGACCTTCAAGCAATGGGTCTCTCGGACGGTGAAGAACATGTCCATGAGATTGACCCAGCAGAAGGTCCACAGCCAGTAGAAGGTGCACCTGCATGAATTCATTCAAGGAGTATCTAGCAGAGATTGGTGGCCCAAAGCACTCTCCAGAAGATATTAAACGGCGAGATGCTTTGATGAAGGGGCAGACGAAGCTACACCAACAACGAAGAGACATGGCTAAGAAAGAAAAACATCCTTATCTTAAAGGATTGCTTGACCCACTTCACAGCGTGAGGAAAGAAGAAAATGAAAACTCTTAAAGAATTTTTGGAAGAAGGAAATAATGTTCGAGACTCTGAGCGCAAAGATTATGGTAAGAGAGAAGAGCGAAAGAAAGAATCCAATAAAAAGCGAAGAGAAAATGACAAGAAAGCTGTGAATGAAGAAGAAACAGGAAAATGTGCTGCTTGTGGTTGCAATCCAGAAAGCCCAGAAGAAGGCTGTGGTTGTACAGAATAATAATAACGGAGAAAATAGATGACGGTTTCAGTCGATGAATTAAAGCTAACCCAGTCCGAGGGGGTTTTTGCTGTTAGGGAAACAGGTACTACTCCTGCAACCGGCACTATTGCGTTGGCAACTACTCTTAAGAAGGCTAGTGAAACACAGTCTTCCCCAACTGCTAACATAAAATCACTAACTTGGTCTTTGGCAACAGGTGCAACCGCTACCATTACTAGAAACTCCAAGGTTATGTGGACCATGGTTGAATCTGGTCAGGTAGATTTTAATGGTTGGACAGACAAAGACGAAAATGCATCAGACATTCTAGTAGACATTGCTGGTGGTGCTGGTACTGTTGTAGTTACAGCACGTAAGGTCGGTGGATATGGACCACAGGCTCATCAGAATGCACCACTCGATACACCAGCACTTGGTGGAGGTACGATAGGATAATGAAACTAATAAAAGAACTTAACGAAGACGTTCAGTACATCACTGAAGTAAACGAAGAGACTGGTAAGAAAGACCTTTACATTGAGGGTATTTTTCTTCAGGCCAATCTTAAGAATCGCAATGGTCGAGTATACCCCAAAGCCACCATGCAAAATGAGGTTACCCGCTATGTAAAAGAGCAGGTAGCTACGAGGCGAGCATATGGTGAACTAGGTCATCCTGATGGTCCAAATATTAATCTGGACCGAGTGTCACACATGATTACTTCTCTTAAAGAAGATGGTGATAACTGGGTTGGTCGTGCCAAAATCCTTGATACACCCATGGGTAATATCGCAGCAAGCTTCATTAAAGAAGGTGCTGGTCTTGGTGTTAGCTCACGGGGATTAGGTTCTCTCAAGGAAGTCAACGGAATTAATGAAGTTCAGGACGATTTCATGCTAGCAACTGCTGGCGATATCGTGGCTGACCCTTCCGCACCAGATGCCTACGTAACCGGTATCATGGAAGGTAAAGAATGGGTTTGTGTGAAAGGTATCTGGGAAGAGATTGATATTGAGAAGACACAAGAATTCATTAATAAGAACAGTGGTAAGAACTTAGCAGAGGCACAAATTGCTGCTTTTGAATCGTTCCTGAAAAAACTGTCTAAAATCTAATTTTTTATAAATATAACAGTAATATTAAATATTAACCGAAAGGAGAATAACAATGGGCGTAGAGTCAAAAATCAGAGAGCTAATGGAGGGTGCTGCAAATCGCCCTGCCGACAAATCTCAAGGTGACGCTACTAATCCAACACAAGGTGATTCAAACCCTAACCCTGAACAGCAAGACCTATCTGGTGCTGACAAGAACGGTGGTTTGACTTCTTCTGTTGGTAAGTCAGCTTCTAGTAAAGAAGATAAGGATAAGACACTCCCTGCTGGTAACGGTGCGAAAGACCCTAAAGCCAACATGGAAAACAAAGAAGACAGCGAGTCTGTAGTAATGCAGCCCAATTCTAAAGGCAACGTTCATCAGGAAGAAACTGAGTCTGATGAAGAAGTTGTAGTTGAAGGCGCTGTTGAAGAAGTTGAGGAAGAAGTTACCGAAGAGACTGAAGTTGTTGAGGATGCTCTTTACGAGGAAGACCTTGCCAAGCTTTTTGAAGGTGACGAAACCCTAACTGAAGAATTTAAGACTAAGGCTGCTGAAATTTACGAAGCCGTACTTACTTCTCGTGTTGCTTCTGAGGTTGCAGAAATCGAAGAAGAAATTATTACTCAGGCTAATACTGCTATTCAAGAAGAAGTTGAGAAGATGATTGAGAACATCGACAAGTATCTCGCTTACTGTACTGAGCAGTGGATGGAAGATAACAAGATCGCCATCGAATCTAGCCTACGCACAGACATTACTGAGTCCTTCATCAAAGACCTACAAAAAGTCTTTACTGAGAACTACATTGAAGTTCCAGAAGAAAAGTTCGACGTTATGGAAGAACTGGACTCCCAAGTTAAGAGCCTGCAAGAAGAACTTGATTCCAAGATTGATGAGAACATTGAGTTGGCAGAAGAAGCAATCGCTCTTAAGAAAGAAAAGATTCTATCAGTTGTATCTGAAGACTTAGCGGATACTGAAGCAGAGAAATTCTCTACATTGGTAGAAGATGTAGCGTACACAAGTGCTGAAGCATATGAGTCAAAGCTGGAAATCATTAAGGAAAATTATTTCCCTAAAGACAAGGCTGCGACTGATACAGTACTTGAGGATAATGGTGAAGCAGTTGTACAGAATGAAAATACGAACAAGCGTATGGCTCGTTACTCTGCTGCAATAACTAACTCTACTAAGTTTTAAAAACCTAATTTTTATAAATATAGATAGTTGTAATAAAAATAACATAAGATAAGGAGACATTTAAATGTTTTTATCAGAAGAACTACAATCCAAGTGGTCAGATGTACTGGACCACAAAGAACTGCCTGAGATTCAGGACCGTTACAAGCGAGCGGTAACTGCAGTCGTTCTTGAAAACCAAGAGAAGGCTCTTGTTGAAGAGAAGCAAGCTCTTTTCGAAGCCCCTCACGCCAACAGCGTGGGTGGTGGTGGCGTTGACAACTACGACCCAATTCTGATTTCTCTGGTTCGTCGTGCTCTGCCTAACCTGATGGCATATGACGTAGCTGGTGTTCAGCCGATGACTGGTCCTACTGGCCTGATCTTCGCTATGAAGTCACACTACACTAGCCAAACTGGTGATGAGGCTCTGTTCAACGAAGCTGACACTGATTTCTCTGGTGAAGGTACTCACGATGGTTCTAACCCAGTTGACGGTACTTACACTACTGGTACTGGCGTTGCTACTTCTTCTGCGGAAGATTTCGGTGACTCTGTAACACTTAACGAGATGGCATTCTCAATTGAGAAGACCACGGTTACTGCGAAGTCCCGTGCTCTGAAAGCTGAGTACACCATCGAACTGGCACAAGACCTGAAAGCTATCCACGGTTTGGATGCTGAAGGCGAACTGTCCAACATCCTTTCACAAGAAATTCTTGCTGAAATTAACCGTGAAGTTATTCGTACTATTTACAAGGTTGCGAAGCCCGGTGCAGCTTCTACTGCTACTCCCGGTACTTTTGACCTTGACGTTGACTCCAATGGTCGTTGGTCGGTTGAGCGTTTTAAAGGCTTGATGTTCAACATTGAGCGTGACGCTAACGTAATCGCACAAGATACTCGTCGTGGTCGCGGTAACTTCATCATCTGTTCTTCAGATGTTGCAAGTGCTCTGGCAATGGCTGGTGTTCTGGATTACAACCCTGCCCTGAACAACAACCTGCAGGTAGATGACACTGGTAACACTTTCGCGGGTGTTCTGAATGGTCGCTACCGTGTATACATCGACCCTTACAGTGCTAACACTGGTGCGGCTTCACAGTTCTACTGTGCTGGCTACAAGGGCCCCAACGCTTATGACGCAGGTATTTTCTACTGCCCATACGTTCCTCTGCAAATGGTTCGTGCGATTGACCCAGAGACTTTCCAGCCTAAGATTGGCTTCAAGACTCGTTACGGTATGATCGCTAACCCATACGTGCTTGATGGTGGCGGCAACACTGACGCTGACAACTTCACTGCAGATCGTAACCAGTACTTCCGTCTGGTAAAAGTAGCGAACTTGATGTAAGCTATAACAAAAAGAATACCCACAAGGTATCATTTTATAAGGGACTCTATTGAGTCCCTTTTTTTATGTCAAAAAAAGCTTGACAAATAATCTCATGGTGGTATTATAGCAACCATTGAAACGAAGGGAGGATTAAAAAGACATAAAATGGTTTATATTACCGGGGAGTTGTTGGATGACTGACAACATGAGATGCCATGCCTCGTTACAATCAAATCGGTGAGAGCTACTTCTCCCGTAACCCAAGCATCTAAGGGACCGAGAACGTGAAAGTAGCCCAGTTAATCGCTGGTAGAGCAATACTCAGGAGCCTACAAAAGATTTTTTTAATTTTACGAGGATACTATGATGGAAATTAAAAAGCCAACACTGAATGACGTTAAACGAATAGTAAGCAAAGCCAATGGTGGTGTGAAGGTTAAAGCCTCATGGTCTCATCGCCCAACTTTGTGCAAAGATTTTGATGGGAACGAATATTATTCAGCAGTTGCTATTGTTGAATCCACTGGGTTTAGGACCAAAAAAATGTGTGTTCAATCATACCCACAAAATCATCAGTACTCAGGTATTTGGGTACAATAATTAAGTTGCTGTGACCGAATTGGATTTAGGTGACGGGCTGCAACCCCGTTTATGCAGGTTCGAGTCCTGTCAGCAACTCCATTCTCTGACAACCTTCTGTCACTTTCAAACACAAATCCGTTACTTTTCTACTCAAAGTGTTATATATAGTGCCAAGCACAAAAGGCTTACCTATAGAAACTCAACGCCCACAAGGCAAGGAAAAGAAAATGGAATTGGAAAAATCTGAAATCATGTATGCAATTGGTCAAGCACTGGTCATCGTATCATTTGCTGTTGTTGTACCAATGGTTGTGGTTATGGCTGCTGCATCCAGTATGTAGCTGTTATAAATAGTAGGTACAATTATGAGTATCTACTATGGCTTACACACCTACCGCAAATATCACAGAAGGCACATGGGACGCTGGGAATCCTGATGACCTGAATTACCTTAGACCGAATACGTTTAAGTTTCAGGTACACAACTTACCCAACGTCTCATTCTTTTGTCAATCTGCAAACATCCCCGCAATTAATATGAGTGTGGCTGAAGGGCCTACACCTCTGCACGATTTACCATATCCGGGTGAAAAGGTTCGGTTTGGTGAATTGAATATTCGTTTTTTGATTCAGGAAAAAATGGCAAACTACACCGAGCTATTCAATTGGTTAGTGGCTCTCGGTAATCCTGAGAAAACAGAACAGTACACGAATTACGTAGAGAGTCAAGCTTACAGATACCCCGGCTCAAACAACAAAAAGAAAATTGAGAACGCACTGATGAGTGACGTTTCTCTTTTCGTATTGTCTTCTGATAATAATCCCACAATAGAAATCAAATTCCGTGATGCCTTTCCAACGTCTCTGAGTGGTTTGGATTTTGATACCTCATCTGGTGACACGAGTTACTTCCAAGGACTGGCATCCTTTGCCTACAGACAGTACGAAATTATACCGTATAAATAGTATTACGTTATGAGGATATATTATGAAAACATTGAAAGAACTGCAGGATGAATGGGAGGCTGACAGTAAGATCGATGATCTTGATCTGGGAGCCGAGTCTTTAAAGACACCAGAACTCCACGCCAAATACTTAAACTACCTTTCCAATTTCAAATTACATCTCAGGAAAAAGGAGTCTGAGTTTTTAAACCTGCGCCGAAATAAGTGGAGATGGTACCGTGGAGAAATGTCTGAGGAAAAATTAGAAGAACTGGGTTGGCCCCAGTATCTTGGGAACACTCCTTTGAAAAATGAAATGAATGATTTCATTGACAGTGACCCAGATGTGATCAAGGTAGTGGACCACTATGAGTATGTCAAGACCTGTGTGTTCCAATGCGAGACGATTATGCGATCTATAAATAGTAGGACATGGGACATTAAAAATGCAGTTGAGTACACCAAGTTTACAAACGGATTGATGTAATGAATATGACGGTTGAGATGGTTCAGCAGTTGAACCTTATGCACGAACAAAAAGGAATTTTTGCAGGAACCTCTTTGAAAAAACATGTTCCAAAGATAAATCGAATCATCAGAGAGAAAGACATTGAAAGTGTTCTGGACTATGGATGTGGTAAGGCAATGTTTCACCACAGATTGGTAGTGGACCCAGTAAAATATGACCCCGGTTACCCCCCATACTCAGAGAAACCAACTGGAAATTATGAACTGGTGATATGTACAGATGTAATGGAACATGTGGATGAACAATTCGTCTCTAAGGTTCTGGTAGAAATATTTTATTATGCCACCAAACACGTTTATCTTCATATCTCTACAAAGGAAGCTGTGAAAAAACTACCAGATGGTAGGAATGCCCATGTGACAGTTAAGCCAGAGAATTGGTGGCGAAATAAAGTAAACGCAGCAAACACTAAATTTTTGGACGTATCATTAAGCTTTGATTAAAGTAACTAAAAAAGACGAAGTTCACATAAAGATTGATTGTGACCCCGGAACTGGTCAGGAACTTAGTGAGTACTTTTCCTTTGAGGTTCCCGGTGCAAAATTTCATCCCAAGGTCCGAGCAAGACAGTGGGACGGAAAGATTCGTCTTTACAATATGTACAAACGGCTTCTTTACACTGGGCTCTTACCCTACCTTGAAGAGTTTGCAGAAAGACTTGAGTACAAAATAGAAGTGGATGTTCCCAATGTGGGAACTAATGTTTCTGAAGAGTATGTTGAGAACTTTGCTAAGGGTCTTAATCTACACTCACATGGCGATAAGATTGAAGCTAGAGACTATCAAATAGACGCTGTAACTCATAGTATCAGAGAGGGGAGGGCGTTACTTCTGTCACCTACAGCCTCTGGTAAGTCTCTTATCATTTATCTTTTGATGAGATACCACCAAAAGTTTAACAGGAAACAACTTATCATTGTGCCCACTACCTCTTTGGTTGAGCAGATGTATGGTGACTTTGCTGATTATGCTTCAGAAGTTGAATGGAGTCCTGAAGAAAACTGTCATCCGATCTATGGTGGTAAAGAAAAATCCAATGAAAAAAATGTAGTCATATCTACATGGCAATCTATCTACAAGTTGCCTAAGAAATGGTTTGATCAGTTTGATGTTATCTATGGGGATGAAGCCCATGGGTTTAAAGCGAAGTCTCTGGTAGAACTTCTGGAAAAAACTACCGAAGCTCCTTTTAAAATAGGGACTACTGGTACTCTAGACGGTACCAAGACAAACAAGCTTGTTCTTGAGGGATTGTTTGGTAAGGTTAAAAAAGTCATCAGCACAAAGGAACTTATGGATAAGGGTGCTGTAGCTGATCTAGAAATTATTTGTATGTCTCTTGATTACTCTGATGAAGATAGGAAGAAGGTTAAGGGGGCACTTTACAAAGATGAGATTGCGTGGTTAGTTAATAACGAGACTCGCAATAGAGTCATAACAAATTTAGCAGCAAAACAAAAAGGAAATACTATGGTACTCTTCCGTGAGATTGCCCATGGTAAAACTCTTCATGCTGCGATACAAAAGAAATGTCCTGATAGAAAAGTTTATCTTGTTTATGGTGAGATTGATACTGAGAAACGAGAAGAGATACGACTGACAATTGAAAATGATACAGATGCAATTCTGGTTGCTTCTATGGGGACGTTTTCTACTGGTATAAATATGAAGAGTATAAGGAACATTATATTCGCAAGACCTACTAAGTCTAGAATTGCAGTACTTCAAAGTATTGGTAGAGGGCTTAGAAAAATGTTGGGTATTTCAGATTGTACCCTGTATGATATTGGTGATGACCTACAGTGGAAAACTAAAAAGAATCATACTCTAGAGCATATGATTGAGCGTATAAAAACATATAATGAAGAGCGGTTTAAATATAAACTAGTAAGGGTGCCTATGAATGAGTGAATTAAGAATTGTAAATTTGATTAATGGATTGGTTCTTGTTGGAGAAGTCAAGTTTAACGAGTATGAAGATATTACTATAGCATATCCATTAGAGGTAACTGCTAAAGCAATCTCAGACCCAGAGACCGGAAAGGTTGTTGGAGAGCATATGATTCTCAAACCTCACTTAGTCATGACTGACGATAAAGAAGTTGATATTAGTGGTCTAAATATTATTTCTACACACAAGCTTGCAGAAAGGCTCTATAATAGCTATAATGATATGGTTGATTATGTTTATAAGAATGAAGACTTCTATGACAATCAAGGGAGTCTTGTTGATAAAGCTACTCCTAATGAGTCTTCTTCTGAACCCCCTAAACTCGAAGACTTAACGGATGAGCAGAGGAAGACTCTTAAGGATTCTGTGGACTCTCTTCTAGATAGTATTGGGAAACCCAAAAAAGACGATTCCATACATTAAAATATCCCTTTAACCCAACAGGAACATTATAACAACATTTGAAAGGGGTGTCAAGGAAAAAATGAATTATTTAATGCTAATTGTGTTGCCGCAATTTTTGTTGAGTTTGCTGGCACTCGCAATTTTACCCGGTGATACTCAGTGGCTTTTTCTTACCTTCGTTTCATGGTTCTGCATGTATGTGATGGGTGAGGGGATATTCTTACACAAGTATTTTACTCACAGATCATTTGAAACCAGACCATGGATAGCCAAATTGTTTGCTACCTTTGCCATACTGGGTGGGTACGGGTCTCCCATAAGATTCAGGGGTATACATCTTCTTCATCATAAATATACAGATAAGGATGGTGACCCTCATAGCCCAAGGGACGGGCTAGCACACGCTATGGGTTTGTGGTACGACTCTGATATTATTTTTCCTGCGATGTACTGTAGAGAACTTCTAAAAGATAAATACTACCGGTTTCTAGACAAATATTCAATTAGTATACTTTGGGTAAGTGCTATGGTTTTGTCAATTTTTAGCATAAAAGCGGTACTTTTTGGCATTTTTTTGCCGGGTTTTATCGGTTTTTTGTTGATTGGTGTCAGTAATACTCTAACCCATACCATAGGCACCAGAAGGTTCAAAACTGACGATAACAGTAGAAATATCGCATTGCTTAGTTGGCTGACTTGGCAGGGGGGTGTCTTGCATAATAACCATCATGCAAAACCTAATAGATATCACGACAGCCATGCGTGGTATGAGTTTGATATTGGTAAATATATAGTGCCTTTAATAGCCACTAAATATTGACACGGGTTACCATTTTGTGGTATAATGACTAGTAAATATTGAGGTAAAAAATGTCTGATAAAACCAACACTGCTCACTATGTGGACAACAAAGAATTCTTTGCTGCCATGTGTGAGTGGAAAGACCAAATGATTGAATCAGAGAGCGCAGGTGAACCAAGACCCCAGTGTAGTCGTTACATTGGAGAATGCTTTGTAAAAATCTGTAACCATCTTGCATACAAAGCCAACTTTGTTAACTACTCATACCGGGACGAAATGGTTCTGGATGGGATTGAACAGTGTCTTCGTTATGCTCACAACTTTAATCCGGTCAAATCTAAAAACGCTTTCGCATACTTCACACAGATAGCATACTATGCTTTTGTCCGAAGAATCAAGAAGGAAACTAAACAAGATACCACCAAGCTAAAGTACTTGAGTAGTATGGACCTTCACGAATTGCTGAATGATATTGAGGGAGAGTCATCTTCCAATGATTTCCTGCAGTGGGTTCGTGATCAGATAGATGCAATTGAGAAAGACAAGGCAGAGCTTGATACTTTAAACACAGACAGTAATAAGCCGAAGCGCCGACCTCTGTATTTCGATGCCAAGAAAGAAGAAAATGATGAAGAAGTTATTGACAAACCACTAGGAATTTGATAAACTGTCACATTTTTAAGGAGATTTGTATGCTAGAAAACCGACACAGCGTAATCCGTAGAAAGCCTTATATTGGTAGCGGAGGTCAAGGACCAGACACTATGTATGTAGTTGAGCTTTACGAGAACAAGCAGTTGGTTGAAGAACGGGAACTCCCCGGCAAATCTAAACATTATGCAGACTCAGTTAGTGAAAACTGGGGCGAGGGTATTTTAAATTATGGCGATAAATCTGGATAGCGTACAGTATGTTGTTGACTTAGAAACACTCAGCACAAGAAAGAACGCAGCCATTGTATCCATAGGCTGCGTAGAATTCTCATTGAAGGATGGGATTCTAGACGAATACTTTGTAAACATTTCCCCGAAGTCTGCGAAGGAGCATGGCTTACACATCGATAAATCTACTGTCCAGTGGTGGGCAGACCAGTCACAAGAGGCTAGAGATTCGTGGATGAAAGACCCAGTAGACTTGAAGACTGGGCTTATGGGATTTGAACAATTCTATCAGAAAGCGTGTCCCATATGGGGCTTCGGTGCTGACTTCGACATTGCAATTTTGGAATCAGCATTCTACGCAATCGATTACCATAAAGATAAAGTTTATGGTGAACATCTACCATGGAGATTCTGGGATGTGTATTGTCTCAGGACACTTTCAAACGTAGTTAAAATGAAGCTTGAAAAGACAGGCATCAATCACAACGCTTTGCACGATGCACACGCAGAGGCAGAGCTTATCATGAAAATTTTGAAAACCTAGAGGTATATTATGGACACAGCTAAAGTACGTTCAGCAGTTGTTGAGCTTGACCAATCCATGACTCGTGCAGACGCCGAGCGTGATTTCCAGAAAGAGAAGATCAGTGCGGTTGCTGAAGAGCAAGGCATTGATAAGCGAGTCCTGCGTAAAATGGCTCGTGCTTATCACAAGAGCAACTTCCAAGATGAAGCTGCCCAGAACGATGAGTTTGAGACCATCTACACCAATGTAATGAGCTAAGGCTATGGAAAAAGTCTTAGTTACTGGTGGCAATGGGTTCATCGGCAGACAAGTTGTATGGCATCTTTTCGAGGCAGGCTATGAGCCAGTTGTAATTGACTGGGAAAATAAGCTTGGTCTCCCTTCCTTCACTCTTTCCTTCGATGATCGAAATGTATTACAGATCATGAAGAATAATGGGATTAAGAAAGTCATACACTTGGCTGCAGATCACGAGGTTGGCAGGAGCATGGATGAACCGTCCGTGTACTACAACAACAACGTAGCAAGTTCTATTCGCTTTCTGGATATGTGTATTCAAGCAGGCGTAGAGCAGTTTATATTCAGCAGTTCTAGTAGCGTGTACGATGCATATTCGACTGACAATGGTGTATGCCTTGAGTACAGTAAACTCGGTGGAAGTTCTCCATATGCCAGAACTAAACAAATGTTTGAGCATATCTTGTTGGACTATGGTGCTGCGTATGGCATAAAAACGATTTCTCTCAGGTACTTCAATGCAGCGGGGGCTTCCCCCGACTTACTTCATGGGTACACACAGGAACCACCGACACACCTGTTCCCAGTCTTAGCCAAATGCTTTGTAGAAGATGCTCCTTTCACAATTCATGGCGACGATTACGGGACAGAAGATGGTACCTGCATTAGAGACTACACCCACGTAGATGACATTGCAAGGGCTCATGTGTCTGCGCTTAATTATAGCGGTCCCCGTGGTGCGTTCAATTTGGGTATGGGTGAAGGATATTCGGTTCAAGAAATCATACAGGAATTTTGTGACTACACTGGGAAAGTTATTTCAGTGGAGGTTGGTCCTCGCAGACCGGGAGATGTACCCAAGCGAATCGCAAACTGGGGTCTTGCATATAACCTTCTTAACTGGAAACCGATGTGGACCCTGAAAGATATGGTGATGCATGCGTATGAATGGGAAAAGCTTAGATGCAAGTAGCTTGGATAACTGATTTACATTTCGGTGCTCGTAATGATCACCCCGTGTTCAATAAGCACATTGAAACTTTCTATACAGAAACTTTCTTTCCACACCTGCGCGAGAATGGAATCAAAGATATCTTCATGATGGGTGACACTTTTGAGCGCCGAAAGTATATCAACTTCCACACTCTTTACCAGTGCAGGAAATATTATTTCGATGTTGCTAGGGATGAAGGAATCAACATTCATATCATTCCGGGCAATCACGATACATATTTCAAGAACACCAATGAGGTTAACTCCCCTAGGCTGTTGTTGAATGAGTATGAGAATATTATCCAGTACCACCATGTGACAGATGTTAAGGTTGGAAACTCTACCTTCTGCTTTGTCCCATGGATTACAAAGGAAAATGAAGATGAGTTTGTTAAAGCGATTAAAGCCTCGACTGCAGACGTTTGCCTTGGACATTTTGAATTCACGGGTTATAAGATGCATCGTGACACCATTAATCCTCATGGCATGGCTCCTAGTGTGGTCGATCATTTTCCTCTGGTTATTAGTGGTCATTTCCACCATCGGCATTCTAAGGGCAATATTACATACATGGGAAACCCATATGAAATAACTTGGTCTGACTATGGTGATACCCGTGGGTTCGCAGTATTCGATTGCGACACTAAGAAGATGGAGTATGTGAATAACCCAGTCAAGATTCATCACAAGGTCTACTACAATGACACTGAAGAGAGTCAACATGGTGACCCTATGGAAACAGACTTCGAATCACTTAAGAACGGCTGTGTGAAAGTCTACGTGGAAAAGAAGTCAGACTTGAAGAAGTATGATAAGTTCATGGATAAGATTGATGAGCAAGACCCGATTGATGTTAAGCCGGTTGAAGACTTGAGTGAAGAGTTTGAGCGTGGTGATGAACACATTGATGTTGAAGACACTATGACAATCCTCAAAGACTATGTTGATGAGATTGAGATTACTCTGAACAAGGATGAGATTAAGAATAGACTGCAGACTTTGCATATTGAGGCACTTGAAATACTATGATAAATTTCCAGACAGTCACCCAAGAACTCTTGCTGGAGTTGAGGGTGGTTATCATTTGGACCATATTATAGAAGTGAGAATTGGGTTTGATTGGGGTATTCCCCCAGAAGAACTCAGTAAAATTGAAAATTTGAGAATACTTCCTTGGAGAGAAAATCTTGCGAGGAATAGGAGGGTAGAACCGTCATAGCGTTTCAGGTAGTCCGATGGAAGAATTTTCTAGCGACAGGCAATGCGTTTACCGAGATTCGGCTGGATGATGCTCCAACGAAATTGATCTTTGGTAAGAATGGACATGGTAAATCCACGGTGTTGGATGCGATTACCTTTGCCCTTTTCAATAAGCCATTTAGGAATATCTCCAAGCCCCAGTTGGTCAACTCAGTCAACGGGAAGAAGGCTCTGGTTGAGATTGAGTTCAGTATTGGTAATAAGCATTACCTGATACGTCGAGGCATTCAGCCAAACGTATTTGATATTGTCATTGATGGTGAGAAGCTAGACCAGAATGCAAACGTGCGTGACTTCCAGAAGCACCTTGAGGAAAACATTCTCAAGCTGAACTACAAGTCATTCACACAGATTGTGATCTTGGGCAGTGCTACCTTCACACCATTCATGCAGTTGACCACGGCTGTCCGTAGAGAAATTATTGAAGACCTACTGGACATACGAATCTTTACAGCTATGAAAGACGTATTGAAACAGAAGACCACTATTATTAAAGAGAGGTTGGTCGAGGTTGATGCTGATCTTCGTCGTGTTGGTGAGGTCATGGAGGTAACTAATAAGTACATTGATGTACTCAAAACTGACAAGTCGGAAAAAGCAGATCGGATAACCAGTGAAATAGAGACCTTGAAAAAATCTAGCAAGGAGACATTCAAGGAAATGAATGCTCTGATTGAAGAGAAGGATGAGATTGGTGATGTTGTTGGTGAGAAACAAAAGCTAGAGACTTATAAAAATGAAGTGACTTTTAAGATAAACCAATTAAAGAAACAAATAACTTTCTATGAGTCTAATAGTGAATGTCCAACATGTAAACAGCCCATTGATGAGGATTTTAAAAAGGGTGTATGTGATGAGCATAATGGTAAGCTGACCACGATGCAGGCTGGTAGTGAAGGCATCAATAAAAAGCTTGATGAAATTAACGAGGCACATAAAAAGTATGTTGGGTTGTCCGAGAAGACTGGGGAACTCCAGACAATACTGAGAACCAACAAGACTCTGTTAGATCGCTTGGAAAACGAATTAAAGGAAGTGGAAAAGCTTTCTGGTAATATTGAAGAAGAAGAGGCGAAGGCAGCGAGTTTAGTAGAAGAGATTGCTGCCCACCAAGCGTTGAAAGATGAACTGACAGAAGAGCAGCATTACAATACTGCCATCGAATCCCTACTGAAAGACTCGGGGATTAAGACGAAAATAATTCGACAATATTTGCCGGTGATTAACAAGTTGGTGAATAAATACTTGACAGCCATGGACTTCTATGTAAACTTTGAACTAGATGAAACGTTCAAGGAAACAATCAAGTCCCGGCACCGAGATAAGTTTACCTATGCATCCTTTAGTGAGGGGCAGAAGCAAAGGATTGATTTGGCATTACTGTTTACTTGGAGAGATATAGCCAAGCTGAAGAACAGTGCCAGCACCAATCTACTAATGCTGGATGAGATTTTTGATAGTTCTCTGGATGATGACGGTATTGATATTGTGAAGAAGCTGATTCATAAGGTCAGTGAAGATAACAATGTATTTGTAATAACACCTAAGCCAGATGACCTGTTTGACATGTTCAAGGAAGTCATTGAGTTTAGATTAAACGGAAACTATTCACAGAAGGTGTAACATGGATATTGTAGCGATCAGTGAAATTAACACTTGACATCTAGGAAACATGGTGTTATTCTAGATAAAAATTTGGGTAGGTATGCAAAATGGTTGAAGCAGGCAGACTGTAAATCTGTCCCGTAAGGCACTGTTGGTTCAAGTCCAGCCCTGCCCACCAAATTAAACGCGCGAGTAGCTCAGCATTGCGAAATCAGAGCGCCCGGTTATTATCGGTAGGTGCGGTGGTTCAAGTCCACCCTCGCGCACCAAATTAAAAGCTTCGGGGGTACTGACATGTACTCGCAACACGAAAGTCGTACAACTTTCTACTGGTTGTGAGTCGGGCGAGTCGCGCTAGCCGTACACTAGCTATCAATACTATAGATTGTGATAGGTTCGAATCCATCTGCCCCCACCAAACATATGTCGCGGAAACAGACCGACTGGCTATGACCGCTGCCAGTAACCAAATCATGAAGGAGTAGTAAATGGATAGAGATAGAATCAAACTTTGTGCAGAAGTGCTGGAAGATGCCTGCCATGGAGCCGCTAAAAGTGCGGGCTGGTGGGACCGAGAAAAAACTTGGGAAACATTTCCTCGTTGTCTTACGTTGATTCATAGTGAAATCAGTGAAGCCATGGAGGGTGATCGCAAAGGGTTGATGGATGACCACCTTCCAGACCGTCCAATGCGAGAAGTTGAATTGGCTGATGCTGCAATACGAATTTTTGATTTGGCTGGTGCATATGATCTTGATATCGGTGGTGCAATTGCCGACAAGCTAGCGTACAATGCTCAACGTGCAGATCATAAGAAGGAAAACCGTCAAGCTGCTGGTGGTAAAACGTATTAATCAGGCTAATAGGAGAATAATATGGAACTGATTCCTTTCAGCGACCCAATGCTGAAACACCCACCCAAACCGGTGGACTTTGAGAAAGACGATGTAGAAAAAATTAGTCAAGAAATGATTCAATACATGAGTAAGGTTGGTGGTGCAGGATTGTCTGCCAATCAGGTTGGTGAAGACCTAGCCATGTTTGTCATGGGGGGCTTTGGTAACACACCAATTCGTGTAGTTGTGAATCCAAAATTACAATCAGTTTCAGAAACTCAGGTTCTTATGGAAGAAGGTTGTCTGTCTTATCCGGGCCTCAGACTCAAGCTTAAACGCTCAGATGCTTGCGCCCTTTCTTATCAAAATGAGAAGGGTGAAATGGTGGTGGAGAAGTTTGAGGGCGTCGAGGCTCGTGTTGTTCTTCATGAGTACGATCATATGGTTGGACAGAACTTTACACAGCGAGCTTCACCGTTAAAAATCCAACGAGCCATGAAGAAGCTGGATAAGAAGGTCAAGAACTATAAGCGTATGAAGGGAATGGTATGAGCACTTTCGATTTCGGATTTACAGCCGTTGATGAACCACCTACATCAGAGCCACAACCAACTGAACCGGTAGTGGCTCATGTAGATGATGCCCAGATACAATCCGTGATGGATAAGCTGGAACACCTTCAAGCTTTGATTATAAATTCAGATAACAGTGGTTTGATTAATGAACACAGGGAACTGGTTCAACAAGACGTTGCTGCTAAACTACATCAGGTTGAAGATTTGATTCTGCCACTACTGCAGAACCTACAATTGAATCCTGATAAGGACTACATCTATTGGCCTAATCGAAATGCCATTTTGGATGAACAAATAGAAAAAATAAAAGCGGTGACCCGCTACTACGATACCATTTAGGAGTTTATATGGGCAAAGATAAGGGAAAAATGAATGCTGAAGAAAGAACTACTGAGGCAATTGCTAACGGAGTATTTCACAGACCACTAGGAAGCGTTTTTGATTTCTATCTCAATGGTGAGATAGAGGGCCCAGAAAGCTACCTTGAATGGAATCATATCATTAGGACAGCCGGTCCTGCTGATGTAATCTATTTACATATCAATTGTTATGGTGGTGATATGTTCGCTGCCATTCAACTGCTACGAGCATTATCTGAGACACAAGCACAAGTTGTGGCTTCTGTTGAGGGTGCCTGTATGTCAGCAGCAACATTCTTATTTTTGGTTGCAGATAGTTGTGAAGTATCAGATCATTCCATGTTCATGTTCCACACATATTCGGGTGGAACTATTGGTAAGGGGCATGAAATGGCTGTGCAGATTAAGTATGAAGAGAAATGGGCTAGGAATGTTTTGGAAAGCCTGTACAAAGATTTCTTGACTGCAGAAGAGATAAACGATATCTATGAAGGTAAGGACATTTGGATGGGGCAGGAAGAGGTCATGAAACGACTTGAATTGCGAAACGCAGCCCGACAACCCACACCAGCCAAGAAGAAGGCATCCAAGAAAAAGGCTTGACAACACCCCCATTCTTTGATATACTGGCTAACATAATTTAACACGAGGTATATCAAAATGGGTAAAGTAAATGATTTCTGGTGGGTTGAACAAAACCAAGACGATGCTTGGATTGATGTACAGTCCGAAAAATTAGAAATGATAGAAGAAAATTATGAGATTCCCCCTGTAAGGATTATAAATAGTAATGAAGAAACCCGACTACCGATTTAATGAAGATAAGCTGCTAGAAGAAGTAAAAGCCTATATTGATGCCACTTATGCAGGACACTACGGCACCGGGGGAATCCAATCCTCTGAGGTCATTGTCTCTCGTGGTAGAGGTCTGGACTTCTTTCTCGGGAATGTTGACAAATACAATGACCGGTATGGTAAGAAAGGTGATGTAGAGGATTGGCGTAAAGACCTTCTCAAAATCATGCACTATACAATACTGGCATTGAATGAACACGATAGGAGCAACAAATGATACTAAAAAATGACGGTAAAGTAACCACTAGCAAACGACCACAGACTGTCAAGGAATACTAATGGCATACATATACAAAACAACATACACTCGTCCAAGTACCGATGTTGAGTTTGTCCCACCAGAAATGCCTGTAGAACTGAATGATCAGGTTCAGGCTGACTTGGGAATCACCACGGAAAAAACATACAGCGAAGACAACTTGTCTGTTGATGTAGTGATTACATGCCCTACAGAAGCGGCATTTGATGATTGGCAAAGCACAATGTCACCACACTGGGTAGAAGCTTTCTATCTAGATTGGTTGTTTAACAACGACATTGATGTGACGCATGAGGTTTTAGAAAACACTTAACCGAAGGACTTTATATTATGAAGATAAGCGATAGAACTGTTGAGATTTTGAAGAACTTCTCAGCTATCAACACAAACATTCTCATTCGCCCCGGAAATCTTTTGTCTACCATCACGGTTGGGCAGAATATTTTTGCGACTGCGGAAATTAACGAGTCGTTTGACCGAGAGTTTGCTGTATACGACTTGAATAATTTTCTTGGCATCTTGACTGCTCAAGAAGGCAGTGAGGTTGTGTTTGGGGATGACTCTTTGACTGTATCAAAAGACCATAGTTTTTTTAAGTACTACTATGCAGAGAAAGAGATTATCACCGCAGCCCCGGATAAAACTATCCCAGTTGTTGAATTCTTTTCCTTTAAGATGGACAAGGGTTTCTTGAATCTAATTCTCAAGGCAGCAGCAATTACTGCAGCTAACACCTTGACGCTTGAGGGTGATGGTAAGACCGTTACCGTGACTGTTGGTGACCCAGATACCCCCAAGACAAATACGTACAGCAATGTTATTGGCGAAAGTGATAAGGTGTTCAAAGCACACCTAGCAATCGAAAACCTGAAAGTTATTCCGGGTGATTACAAGGTTACAATTTCTCCAAAGAACTTTATTCACTTTTCAAATCAAGATATGAATCTGCAGTACTGGATTGGTCTTGAGAAAACTTCGGAGATTCCAAATGGATGAGACTAAGCTAAGAATTGAAATACAAGAGACTTCCAACGGTTGGATTCTTGAATACACTCGCTGGGAAGAGACCGTACAGTTTGTGTTCTCCCGGTACAACCCGCTGATGCGTCATGTACGAGCAGTTTTTCGTGGTGATCTAAACCCATTTGAAAAGGAAGGCTCTGATGACTCTTAAAAGATCGATACTGGTTGCTATTGATCTGGTTGATGAAAGACATATAGAATCTCTTTCTGAAGAAGATGGCAGTCCAGAGTTCTGGCAATCGGTTCTGGATGATCTGATGCAAATCAGAGATTCTATGGATTTTAATGATGGGACCACAGATGCTGGTCAACACATCGAACTTCACTTTTCAGATGAAACAAACGTCAAAGAGAAGATCGGTTAATTATCGGGTATCTGCAAAATATATTATTAAAAATGGAGTTAAGAATGAGTAGAGAACATTTTCTCTGGTCCGAGCGATACCGACCCAAGACTATTAATGAGTGTGTGTTACCCCAAAGACTTAAAGACAAGTTTAACAATTATATAAAGGACGGTGAGACCTCTCATCTGTTACTTTACAGCAGTTCGGGCACTGGAAAAACCACAGTAGCAAAGGCGTTGGCTGATGAGATTGACGCCGATGTATTGTTTCTCAATGGTTCTGATGAGGGTAGGCAGATCGACACTCTGCGAACCAAGATAGCACCCTTTGCTAGCTCTTTCAGCTTTGAGAACAAGCCGAAGATTGTGATCATGGATGAGGCTGACTACACCAATCCAGAGAGTGTACAGCCAGC